GGCGGAATGAGATTCCAACGATTTATGTCTACTATGAAACTTCCTAGTTTCTCTAAGTTAGACTTGTCTTCTGTTGATACTCTTAGTGATTCTCCTATTCCATTTGAAACAGTATTCGTTAATGACGAAGGTTATTCTGACGTAAGACATATTGATTTAAGTAATACTAAGTTTTGGAGTGGTAATATTGGACAAGGTACGTTTACGGTTAATATAGAAAAGTATACCAAGTTAAAAGATTTGAATATATCTAGTTCTATTGTAACTTCTATATCTTTGCCTAATGCTTCTCTTGCATCTCTGAATATTATTAATTCGGCTGTTGAAGGTATTAGCTTAGTTAATCAACCGTTCTTGGATAGATTAGATTTCTCTGGTTGTAAACGATTAAAAACTGTTACTATTGATTCTTGTGATAAGATTACTGAATTAAACCTTAGTAATCTAGGAGACTTACATACTATAAGAATTACTTCGTGTCCTAACTTAAAGTCTATAATTTGTACTAACAACGTTAACTTAACTACATTTAATGTATCCAATTGTAATAATGTTGAAATCATTAATGTATCTCAATGTACTAATGAATCATTGACTGTTTATATAGTAGGTGTTCCTAATATTAAAGAATTAAATATATCTAGTACTAATACACCTAATGATATTCAAGTAGCTTCAAGTTTACCTAATCTTAGAACACTTAATATTTCTAATAGTCGGGTATCAGCAATCCAATATGGTAATGCTGCTGTTCCTACCTATAAAGAAAATAAGATATTCGATATTAGTAAACTTAATCTTACTAGTTTATCGGTTAAAAATGCTAAAGGTGTACATTACTTTAAGTTTGATAATAATAGAAATACTCCTTTCAATGTAGGTGGTAGTTTCTTTATTGGTTGCTCTAATCTTAAAAGAGTATTTGGACATATTAAACTTAATGGTACTTCTATATTTGCTCAATGTGGTAATTTCTATATTCATGAGCCTAAAGAAAAAGTAGAAGGCATTACTCCTGATTATATGGGAGAATGGTTTGGTTCAGATACTAGTACAGAAGAAGGGAAGACTGCTTGGGATAATAATACTGATTTAGGAACTAATTTTACTATTGGTACTACTAATTGTACTTCTATGTTCAATGCTACTAATTGTAGTATATATGATGTTTATTATTTCTTATATAAGTGTGATAATGTAACTACTCTTGATAGTTGTTTTGCTAGTGCTAAGAATGTTAAATGGGATTTACTAGATAGTCCTAGAAGAAATATGTTTAATCATTGTACTAAAGTAGTTGCAATGAACTCTCTATTTTGGGGATTACAAGAACAAGACTTTAAAATATTAACTAGTACTTATGATTTTGGTTCTACTGAACATAATGGATTATTTAGCCCTCTTGTTAGTTTACAAGCTATGGATTCTATATTTTATTTTGGTGGTACTAGATATACAAGTCCTGCTTTCTTAGCTAAGTTTAAAGGAAATGTTCCTTCTAAACTTAAAAGATTAAAGATTTTTAGTACTGGAACTGTTAAGTTCGTAGATAATATTAATAATTGTCCTAGTGATAGTACTATCAACGACCATCTTGTTAATGCTGATTGCGGAACACTTCTTGCTAATCTTCCTGACTTAGAATATTTAAACACTATGTTTAATGGTTCTAATATAGACTTTAATCAATTAACAGATGAAGATGTAGAAGATGAAGTAAAGTATTGTCCTTTATTCTATAAGAATACTAAACTTAAATATATTCAAAGTTCATTTAGAGAACTTGTTAATTCTACCGGTTCTTTATATAATATATTTGGTGGTACTGTTAAGAATAAAACACAGGTGAGATTCCCGACAGCTTTATATGGTATCTACGATTCATTTAGTTTAGGTTCAGGTTCTAATGTTACTTTCCCAATCCACAACTCAATGTTTAGTAGATTAAGAAGCTCGTTGAAATATATAACTGGAAAACAAGCTATTAATGAAAGTACTTTAGGAAGTTTTCAAGGATTCACTAAACAGTTTATTAAAGAAGGAGAAGAAGTATTCCCTTATGATGTATTTACTGGTTGTAACGCTATTGTTGAAATACCGGGATTCTTTGCTAATCTTGTTCTTCCTACAAATACTGTTGTTGAACTTCCTCTTGATTCATTTAAGACTAATTACAATCTTACTAATATAGCAAACTTATATTTTGATATGAAGAATTGTAAGTATAGTCTTACTGGTAAAGGTTTCTCTAATTGTAAGATAGTTAATGCTTATAGGTGTTTCTCTGAAACAGAAAATACTTACGTTAAGAAAGGTTCTGTTCCTTATGGACTATTCTATATGGAAGCTACTAATAATTATAGTTGGAAAGGTTGGAATGAGACTGATGCTTCTACTAATAGTATAAATGAGAACTACGGTATTGATGAACATGGAGAATGGATTCCTGATGAACAAGCACCAATGCCTACTGAAATCACTTATAATAAACAGAGAACTCTTCCTAGAAAGACAATAGTTAATATGTCTTATTGTTTAGAGAGATTCCAAAGTACGGAAGCACAGGCTTATACTATGAATTATGGTAATCTTACTTCAAGTAATTATGGAGATATTATAGTACCTAATGAAAAGTATAATCCAGTTAAGTATATTCTTAATCCTAATTATGACCCTAGAGAATATCTTAATGAAGAACAGACAATGATTAACTATAATAGAGATATTCACAGAGTAATCATAAATAAAGACTATGATAAATATGAATATGCTTGGAATGAATATGCCTACGATGGACTTAGTGGACTTGAAGATATTATATTAAATAGTAGTCTTTATACAGCTGTTTCAAATGGAACAATAAATTGTTCTCCTACTATACCTGATGTGTTTAAAGATGCTGCTGCTTCAATTGCTCCACCTAGTTCTGTTCATGCTAATAGAAAAGTATTAAATTACTTATGTTCGCCTGACTTATTCTATTATTGTACTAATGGGACTAATATGGTTATCAACGGTGTATTTAATGATAGCGGTAGACCTAATGGAGACCCAACATACGATTACTTTAATTATGGTATTCGTGGTCGTATTCCAACTAACTTATTTAAACCAGTTAGTAATGTTACCGATTTATCAATGACATTCTATCGTTGTCCTTTAATTCTTCCATATAAATGGAATAATTCCACAGGAGATATTGGTGAAATGTTCTCTAAGGAAATGTTCGCAGGATTAACTAAATTAACTAATATATCTTATATGTTCTATTTCTGTGTAATTCCTGCTGATATTATTATACCTGTTGAATTTGTAATTGACTGTATTAACTTACAGGATATATCTTGTTTGTTCTTATCAGCACGATTTGAATCAACTGCTAGTCAAGCACAACAAATAGACGATAATATATTCGCTAAGAATGTCAATCTAAAGAATATTAGTTATGCTTTTGCTAGTGCGCAAACTCCAGGAGGTTGGTCAGGTAGAAGTCCTAAGAAGATTGGTTCTACATTGTTTAATGCTAGTAAACATAAACAGCTTACTAATGTTACTGGTGTATTCTATAATGCAACTTCTACTACTGGTAGTGTTCCTGAATTTTGGAATTGGCTAAATAGTCTATCCTCTGTTAATAGAGCGAATGTATTCTATGCTATGCGTAAAACTAATCTTACTAATGGTAATAATGTTCCTAGTGGATGGAATACAGGTATGGTATAACAAAAAGTTGATAATAGTATTGTATAATTAAACAAAATTTAGTTTCTTGTAACGTCCCCCATAAAGAAGCGAGTATTAACAGTAATCACATTTCTTTACGGGGGAATGTTACAAAGACCAATTAATAATCATTTAAAAGTAATTATCATGGATAATCGTATTTATAACAGAGCTAATGCAGCTAATAGTTTACAGATTTCTATAATGGGTAAAGTTGATGCTGTTGCAGAGTTTTCTATTCCTAATGGAATGGGTGGTAAAGAACCTTTCTTATTAAAGAATATAACCGAAGACCCAATACAAGTAGAAGTAGTTCTTGCAGGTATGGAAGAACCTATTACTACAACTATTTATTCCGGTTGGAATGTTGAGTTAGTTAAACAAGTTAATAACGCTGTTGCTGATACGTTACAATATGGGTACTAATACTGGACTTGGTATAGGTATCGGTATTCCTTTTAAGAACAATGCTCTTGGTGGAGATAAGCCTTATTTTCCACCAGAGCTTAAAGCTCGAATGATTGGTGTTTGGACTAATTATGGTAAGAAGAATACTGATACTGATAGGAATATTATTAAGAATAAGATTCCTAATGCTGGCGGAGATTTAGAGATTCTAAATGCTGCATATAAATTAAATAGTGGATTCGGAGAATATAGCGAAGATTTTACTACTTGGACTAAAAGTAGTAAGATAACTTCTGTTGATTCCGAATCTTTTGATTTTGTTACCAATGTTAATTGGAATTTATTATATTATAAATCAAATATTGGAAAAGATATACCTTCTTTTAAAGTTCGTATTAAACTTAAAGGAGAAGGCAAAGTATTTTATAATTATATAACTTCGGAAGGAGTATATACTAATGAGGCTATTACATCAGAAGAATATGTAACTCCTATTAGTTATAATACTAAATATACTGGTGAAACTCCTGTAAATTGTGGATTTTCTATTGGTATTACATCAGAAGAAAGTAGTGGAACTATAACTCAAATTCCAAACTTTGAAGATGCTTTTGTTACTGATGGTATAAATGATATGATTGTTAGTCAAAAGACTCTTCAAGAAATGGGAGTTACTAAAGAACTTACTATTGTTAGTATGATTCATCAAATATCTTGGAGAGGTTCTGCTTCTGTTCCATTAACTAATTATATTAGACCTAAAACTAATGAATATGTAAGAAGTTATGTTTCTAATATTGGTAAAACTGGAATATATGGATATGTATGTTATGATATTAGTAATTCCGGTGCTGGTAATAGTCATGTAGTAAATACTATATTAGGAGATAAAAATGATTATTCTATAAATATTGTTGGTGATTTATCACAAGGAAAGTTTAGTGTACAAGGATATATGGATGGTAATGGTAACATACTTGAAACAAGTAGTGTTGCTCATTATTGGACTTTTGCTGTATTAGGTAAAGCTACTGAAGATGAGATTAATCTTATCATTGGTAACTATAATCTTGACCGTAGTCTTAAACCTGATATATTATGTAATATAGGTAAACAAGGTATTACTAATGATAATCATGCTGATTTTAATGATAAGTTAGTTGATTATAGTGGTAATGGCAGAGATATTCAAATGAATAATCTAGCTTGGAAAGGCGGTAGTGGTATTGCAGCTAAACAATACGAAACATTTAAAGATTGGACTTCTGAATCTTCTTCAACTTCAATAATAACACAAATAGATGAATTTACTAGAATTGTAGAATCTACTACAAATGGTTATTGGGTAAGTAGAATAAGAAGAGATTCTGATTTAGATAAAGTATATAGCCCTATAAATGTTTATCTTTATCAAGATAATAATTTCTTAGTACACGAATGCAAATATGAAGTAGATGGAGTAAAGTATGCTATTCCTATAAATGAACCAGTTGGAAAAGGTTATCATAAGTTAGAAATGTATACTAAAGATAGATATACAGAACTTCCTGAAAATGCAGAAAATGTTGTTCTATCAGAATGGTATTTTCCTAAGTCAACTAAAGGTTCTATAAAATATAGTATTATTCCTAGTTGTAAAGGTGGTATTCTATTAGATGGTATCAATGACTTTGGTAAAGTTATTGATATGCCTATTTACAAGGATTATACTTTCATTATAGATAGACAAATAATATTTATTGGTGATACAGCCGGAATAGTTGCTTCTAAATCCGAAGATTCAACAGATGTAAACAAACAAGGTGCTTTCTTATTTGAGTACTTAGGTGCTCCTAATAATGTTAGCACTTGGAGTTTCTATAAAGATAATGGCAAAGTTGCTAATACTGATTTTACTAGAAGTATAAGTTATCAATCAAAGTATAGCTATAATGGTAAAGAGTTAACAGTAGGTACATCTAAAGATAGTAATAAATTGTGGTTAGGAACAATTCGAGATAGAGATTCTCGTTTCTTTAATGGAGCTATCTATTCCTTAATGTCCTTCCCCTATACTATGTCCGAGTTCTTGATAGAGCGCCAGTTGAAGAAACATAAGTTAGGTACTCTATATCCTAATATGGTTGAATTTAGACCTGTTATTAAAAGTAGTGTTGAATTAGCAAGTAAACCAACATTTGTAATAAGAGGTACTTCTACATTGTTAAATACAGGAGATTATATACCTGAAAACAGTGAAATATGGGTAGTGATAACTATGAATAACGCTGCTGATAGGATAACTAAATTTGTTATCAACGGTAATACTATTGATATTCCTAGCTCTGCGTATAATCCTTCTACTATGAAATATGGTTTTCCTTTCACAATAGATAGTAAGTCTCCGCAGAAGATTACTATGACTATTGAACAGGATGAAAACTACGTAAAATTTGAACCTGTTATTACAAGTAATGTAGAATATGTTAGGTTAGATTTTTATTTAAATAATTATCAAAAGAGAATTAATATAGGAGATTATATACCAAAGGGTGCTTATCTTAGAGCTAATTTTTATCTAAAAAATAATGTTGATGAACTTACAGTATTTACATTTAACGGAGTAAATATTGGTTATAGAAGAAGTTCCGTTGATGATACGGCTTTTAATATTAACCAAATATATAATTATGATTCTCCGCAAGAAGTAAACATCACTATTGACGAGTACATTAGATACGAGGATATTGTGCAACCTTATCCAGTAGTATTCCAAATTAAAGATAGGAATACTAATCAAATATATAGTTGGGGAGATAAGATTAAAGTAGGAAGTTCTATACAACTTACTCAAGGCGAAAATCCTAATCTTCTTAACGGTTTATATAGTATTCGGAGTTACGAATATGAAGGAAAAGCGTATAGTTATAATCAACTAACTAATCTTAATATTACGGTAACTAAGCAATCTATTTCATTATCTTGTAATAAGATTTGGCTTCTTGATAACAACGAACCTAAAGTAATCCTATCTCCTAGATTATTACGTATTCCAAATTCTAGCTATAAGATACTTGGTTATATCCCTGATATATCCGGTCATAATAATAATGGAATTATACATAACTCGGCTTATGGAGAAGGAAGTGGAGTTAATGAAGATGGTTCATACCAATTTGATGGCGTAGACGACTTTATTACTATTCCTACTACGGTCGGTGGCAAACAGGTGTTGATGAAGGTGAATTGGCAATCTATTGCCGGTACGGCAATTTTATACGACCAAAGAACAAATGGAGGTTTTGCTATATTTAATAGAGATTTTGATACTAACGAAAATAAAGTGCCAGCATATAGGGCAAGAAATATAGGAGGTAGTACTTATATTGATGGAATACTTAATGAGTATATTTATGCTAGTGAATTAAAAGATATAACTCACAATATTGTTGAATTATGTGACCCTGAATTGAATACAGGAACGCTTAACCCCAAAATAGGTAGTTCTTTCTTAAATTCTAATTATACTCAAATGTCTCTCTACGACTTCATGCTCTTCGACGAAATCTCAACAGACGATAAGATTAAAGAGCTGAATAAGTATATTGGTGTTGAAGCCAAAGTAGAACTTCCGCCTTATTATTGGGATGCTTATGGTAAGACTAACTCTGATGAAGATAAAGCTACTATTCAACAAAGAGGTGTAGCCGTAGGTGATTATGATTTAACTAATTATAATCATGCTTACGAAGGTATGAGTGGATATAATGGTTATCCTGTTGTATTTGGTGCTAATAAAACTTGGGCGAATGAATCTAACGGATATGTTACTAGTATTACTAGTAATACCATTCATATTACCAATGTTCTAAATGCAGGTTTAGCTTTATTATATTCTTATGTTAAATATAATGGTAATCTTCAAAATATAAAAGAAATACCTTCTTTTAAGATTGAAATTAAAGGATTAGAAGGCAGGTCTAAATTTATATATAAGTATTTGGCAACAAGCGATGCAACTAAGGAAACAAATCTATATCTTGAGAATGGTACTCATGAACTACCCAAATCATTCCTTCCGACAGAGGCTCTGATTAATGATGCTGTGGTAGGTTTTTCAATAAGTCCAATTGAAGAAGGAGTTACCAATTTCCTAAGCGATATTACTATCGAAGTTCTTCCTGAATATGAAAATGGTCTTGCATACGACGGAGTAGAAGATTATAGCGAGAATGTTAATGTTCCTGCGTTAACAGATTATACGTATATCTTTAAAAGAACTTTATTGAATAAAAAATATAACAGTGCTTCTATCTTCAAGGGAAGTAATAAACAAATTGGTAGAGAAGCATTTATATGTGATTACAATTCTGTTGAGCCAGATTTGTTAACACAAGGATTTTCTTTTGGAGCAGGATTATATGTGAGTAGTTTAAATACAGATAATATTATATATGGTAAAAAGGATTCTGTAAATGGACAAATAATTACCTCGGGTAATAATACAGATACAGAAGGTTTAACTATTGGTAAATGGAAAAATTATAAGCAGATGGTATTCTACAAACTAATCCTCTATCCGAAAACTATTCCATTATTACAGATTAACTTCCTAAAGAACCTGATGGAAAAGGATGAAATAATTGATTTAAATAACCCAATATTTATAAAAGATGAATAAATGAAAATAATGCCTTATAAACTACTTAAAGTAGTTTATATAATACTTGCTATAATTGCAGTAGTTATGTATACATTAAGTTTAATATTTAATATTTAAAGATTATGATTGATTACATTGTATTTCCTGTTGCTGATATAGATGAAGAGAAGTCAGCAAAGATTGATGAACTTAATTTAGTTCCTCGTAATAATGTTAGTAAAAACAAAGTATTGATGAAGTGCCAACATTATAAAGAAGTGTTTCCTGAAAAAGTAACTAGAACAGTTACTACTGATGAAGAAGGATTGGAAATTATTAGTATTGAATATCCTTATGAAACTTATTCTAATGAAGCACTTGCTACTTTATTGTCAAGTCCTGAATGGAATTTTAAAGAAGATGAGGTAATAGAAGATTCCCCTATAGAGGAGTGACATTGCTTTTTATTGCTTAACTCTAAGCCCTGCTTATAACAAGTAGGGCTTTTATTTTGTTCATACAATACCTAACATGAATCGTATTGGATATAAGACTTACGACAACTACGATAGGGATGAACAAAGAGGTTACGGTGAACGTCATAGATATGATGAAAATCGAGGTTATGACGGAAGTCATGGCTACGATGAAGAAGAACGTATGCTTCTTATGCAAATGCTTGGAGTAGATGGAAATGAACGTTATAATGATTATGGTGATGAACATTTTAATAAGCAGGAAGCTAAGCGTACTGTTGATGAAATGTACCATGTCAAAGACGGTAAGAAATATATCGGCGAGAAATACGATATGCAGAAAGCTCACGAAGTTTGTAGTAAATTCAAAGATAAACTAGAAGATGAAGTAGAAGTTGCTGATGTTTATGTAGCTATTAATGCTCAATATCACGACTACTGCGAACTATTCGAGAAGTGGTTCGGAAAAGGAAACTTTGACGATATGATATTCGAGAGTGCTATCAGCTTTTGGTTTGATGATGTAGACTTCGGAGAAGATAAACTCTGGAAATACTTTAATGAATTAAAGTAATACAAGTTCTGTTATATTCCTAAAGAGAGATTACTAAATAATAGTAGTCTCTCTTTTCTTTTTAAAATAAAGTTTTATATTTGCGCCTGTAATACAAAACTTAATGCTTATGGGAATATTTGTTAAAGTGTTGTTTGTAACTATAATAGCTATAACTATTATAGTATTCGCATGGAAAGAGATTACTACTATCCTTCCTGTGAAAGTCGTATCTTATGTAAAGATAGCAGGTGTGCTATTAAGTGTTATTCTAGGTACTCTATTATTCTTATTGTAATATGGACTTCGGGAATATACTTAATGAGATTCTACGTACTACTGCTACTAGTTTCGATTTCGCATTTGTTATCTGTGTTAATGTACTAGCATATCTAGTAATTAAGCTAGTTGACAAACTTAATGGAGATAAAGTAGTAAGTACTTGGAATAAAAGAGTGATAACTCTTGTGTGTGCTGTATTAATGGGAGTAATATACTTCTCATTAAAGTTAGGTGATGTTAAAGTAGTACTTAATTCTATTATTCTTAGCTTTATATTTTGGAGTTGGATTCTAAAACCAATATTCGCCTTCTTCAAGATAGATTATAAGAAGTTTATAATAGAAGATGATGAACCTAATCAATATCCAAAGTAAGTACTATTAGTGAGAGTAGTAAGTGAGAGTCGGCTAGCAATGGTCGGCTCTCACTGTATACACATCTCTTTATGGGGGAATAAAAACTACGTCCCATGCTCCTACGCTTTCATAGAAGCTCACCATTGCATTTTAGTGCCTAACCTTAACTTACTATTATCCGATAGACTTGCGTGCCTCTATGAGCCTTAAAATGCGTCATGTGTATAAAAATGTTTACAATGCGAATAATTGTAAGCTAGATAGTAAGCTAGATAATAGTGCTTAATCAAAATTATTAATAAAAGTCTTGTTAATACCAATATAATAACTATATTTGTTATAATACTAATTCAAAAACAAAAGTAATATGGCTTCATTAAATCAAATTGTATCTGAAATAGCTCATGCTATTCATCAGCCTAATAACTTTACTACGAGACAAACTATTCGTAGTGCTGTTATTCATACATTCAATGAACAGATAAGACAGACTTATGAGCGTCATGCTAATGTCGATAAGATATTAATGCAGAGATATAGAGTAAGTCTTATTAGTGTTCCTGACGGAGATATATTTCAAAGTCTTGTAAGTACGAAGTATAAAGTTAAAAGAAGCAAGACTAGAATACCTAGACCAGTTCGTCTTGATAATAATCTTCCTTTTGTTAGTGTTCGTACTGTTGGTTATGATAATATGGCTATTCCTTTTATTAAAGAAGCAAATGCTCAATTTTATAAAGCATTGCCAGGAATGTGTACTAGTCTAAGTTATGATTATATCAATGGTTATCTATATGTTAATGGAAATGGTAATCCGTTGATTGAACCACTAGGACATATTGTTATTGAATCACCATTTGAAATACCTACTGAAATTCCTATTGAAACAGAAGAAGGAGTTGAATCCAACTTCGATAATGATGATGAATTTATCATTCCCGAAGATATGGTAGAACGCATTAAAGACGTAATCTATAAACGTAATCTACTTAATGTAGAGAGAGTAACTAATGAAGTCCCAGTTAAGGATGATATAAATAAACAACAAATAGAAGTATAATTATGGCTAGCGGTGAAAGATACGACCACAGAAATATGTATACTAGCTTTATAAAGACAGCCGAAGAGGATTATGTTCTCGTGTCTGAAAAGATAGCTAGATACAAATCTTTATTATATAAAATCAAATATTCTATTGAACAGAATAGAAATGCTATTGAAGCTATATTTGATGTATGTGTCTATAACTATTGGGAATGGAATACTGATGAACTAGATGTTAATAAAAAGATGGAGAAAGCAATAGATGCTAAGTTCACTAAATTCGATTCTTCTAAACAACTAAGATATGGTAATATATACCGTAACTTAAAACAATATTTTAGAGTACTTCGTAAAATAAGAGAATATGAGATAAGACAGCAGAGAATTAAGAATCGTAAGAGTATTACTCGTCCTCAATATGAAGCCTATTGCAAGTTATTCTTTAGAGAAGTATCTAAAGAAGTTCTAAGAGGAAAAGTTTATAAGTTTGAAAAGAGACTTGGTTGCCTTATTATAGAAAGAGTTATAGTCAGAGATAGTTTTACTACTGCTGATGGAAAAGTTGTTAAGTTCAAAAAAGTAATTGACTATTATAAAACAGAACTAAACAAAAGAAATCTTCTTGCACAAGGACTTATTCCTTATAATAAGAAAGACCATGCAGCAGCCTTACTAAGAGGTGAGAAATACGAAGGAGTTAAATATGTGGAATATCTTGATAATCCTTATTATTGTAAGTTACTTATGATTGATGGTACAATTAAGAATAGACCATTGTTTAAATTCTATGGAACTAATCTTCACATGAAACGTAGTAATGATGATATACTATCTGAATGTAAGACTGTTGAAGATATTATTAATGTCGATACTGATATTAATAATCGTCTTTCTTTAATTAATAAGTTTGACCCAAGTTACACTATAAAATATATTAGAAATAATGAACAAAGAGCTATCTTCCGTAGAAACTATTATCGCAAGACTTGATAATGATTTCAATATTATGAATAGTGATTATATACCTAGAGTGGGTGCTTGGTGTATAGATGCTATGAATGAGATGGGTATTCTTCAATATGAAGAAAAAGAAACTACTATTGATGTCGTTGATAGAGTTGCTTATTTCCAATGTTGTATGAATGCTTTTAAAGTTTATGTTGAGGGTTGCGAGATTTCCCCCTTAAAGAAAGGTAAATGTTCTTGCTCTTTCGGTACTACCGAGCATTTCGTTCAAGACAGAGAAAGAGCTAGAGAACGTGAAAGTAAGCGTACTGTTGAGATTGACCCCGAAGGTTACGAAGGAAAGAATTACGTATATCTTCGAGATGCTAATGCAATTCAATTAAACTTTGATGCCGATATTGTTACCGTATCCTATCTTACAGTTAAGACTGTATATAGTGATACGTTTCATTGTAATATACCTGTTATTCCTAATAACGGTAAACTTATTGAAGCACTTGAATGGTTCTGTATGTGGAAGTTACTAAGTAGAGGAATTAAACATCAGGTCTATTCTTTACAAGGTGCTATGCCAGTTAATCCATATTTGTTATGGAGAGATTCTCGTGACAGAGCTAGAGCTTCTGTTATTAATGAAAATCAAGATGCTAATGCTTATAAAGGTTGGTCGTCATTCTTTTATAATTCAACATTTAGACCTAGAGACTAATGGAAATAGTTAAAGAATTAAATAAAGATGATGGGTTAGAATTTATAAAGAATGGTTCTATTACCCATGCTGTAAATGTCATAGTTTCTAAAGATGGTAATTCTATTCAGAATGAACAGTCTTTAGAAACTATTGTTACTTTAGATGAAAACGAAAAGATAGTAGGTATTATTCCTTGTGCTAAAGAACTTGTCATATTTACTGCTAGTAATAAGATATATCGTTATAATGAAGATAATAAAGAATTATCTTTAATTGAAACATCTTGGAAATGGTATGGCGGAGAAGTATTTGGAACTTATACTTATAATGTTCGAGGTGATTTAATAATAGCTATTAGTGAACGTAATCCTAGAGAAGATGTTCCTCTTAAAGTTATTAATCTTAATAATGCTAATTTAGGTTCTGATAATATATTTACTTTAAATCCTGATATTCCTCAAACTACTGTTGTTGATTACGGTCAAGAATATGGTGGTAGAATGAGAAACGGAACTTATTTATTATTTATAAGATTTGAAATTAGCGATAATGAATTTAGTAGTTGGAAAGATTTAGGAGTAGTTATTTATCTATCCCCTAGTCTAACTAGTAATATAATATCTTCTGTAACTCTTCAAGGACCTAGTAATACTACTTCTACTTATGATATTAGAGACTATGCAAGAGAAGATATTGAATACAACGCTAATTCTATATTTGCTACTTTAAATATAGATAATAAAAGTGGAAATACTTTTAAGTCTTTCCAAATAGCTTATATATGTACTTATAAAGATGGAAAAGAAGCATTTAATTTAGGTTCTTATTCATTTAACGAATCAGGTATTTATAGAATATCAGGAAATCGTAGTAGTAAAGAATCTATTTCAGTAGATGAAGTTTTAATATCCGCTAATAACTTCAATCTTTATAATGTAAAAACAATGTGTAACTATAATAATAGATTATATGTTGCTAATTATAAAGAAGAAACTCGTAAGTTAGATATTTCCAATATTGATACTAGTAGTATTGCTGTTGGAGTATGTATGGAAGAAGATTACTATGGAAATAGATTAAATGATGGATATGTTTTAAATGTAGGTAAACCAATAGAAGATGAAGTATATAGATTCTATATTCATTATGTTCGTCCTGATGGTAGTTATACAGAAGGTATAGTAATTGAAAATAATAATTATCGTCATAAAAAAGACGATGGCACATGGGAGAAAATACCTGTTCAAATAGTTATAGGAAGATATTATAATACTTCAACAAATAAAGATGTTGATATTATGTTTGATTGTTATGATGATACTAAGGTATCTGATGTAAAAGCTGCAATCGAACAAGCTAAGATAGATTATCCCGGTTATTATTCTTCTACTATTAAGGATAAACTAGGACTTATAGATATGGCAGAAAAAGCTAAAATAGATTATTATTGGTTTAATCTTGACCCAAGATTTACTAATGGTAATACTACTCACGCTAGTCCGTATTGGAATATGATATTCTGTTGTCCTTATACTAATAATAATGGAGATAGATTATTTAGAACTCCTCATAAGATTAAAGGAAACTTTACTTTTAGAGAAGTTCCTATGTATGAAGGTTTTGTAGGTTTCTTTATAAGTTATGAAGAAATACAAAGTATTCTTATATGTGATGGTATTGTTGACCAACATAGAGATATTGCAATAGGAACTGATACTAATAGTAAACTTCAAAGTAGTTTTAATAGTGTTACTCCTTATGGATATAGTTATCAGTTTTATTCTGATGATATATATGTATTAAAGAAAAGTGCTACTCCTAATGTATTTGTTGATTTAGGAGTATTTGGTTTTATGAATCGTGATGCTCAAAGTGCTAATGAAGGATGGGCTGCTAAATATATTGCTAAGAATTGTTTTCCGGGTTCTAATAGAATAGCTAATATAGTAAATACAGACCCGTATTATAATATAGAAAATACTTATAATATGGGAGTATCTGCAAGTATTATAAGTAATACAGGGGGACAATATTATAAACTTACTTTTCCTTCCGTTGGAAAAGCAATAACTCCTGTAACTGTTAATGTCATGGATGATGGGAGTGCTAGAAAATTAACTACTATTGGAAGATTACTTTATGTAAGTCAAGAAATATATATTAAGAAAGAAGGAGTTAAATTAATTCGTTTAGGACAAACTAAATATATTAATGGAGAAATTACTCCTACTGGAAAGTATATGTATGGAGATAATCTACAAAAACAAAATGTTACAGGATTTGTATCCCTACAATCAGTTATCATATTTGATAGTGGTGGTGTTAAGTTTGTTGGAGATTGGTGTCCTAGATTTGGGGATGATTCTTTACAAGATGAAAGATTTTATAGGAGATATATAGATAACTTAAATCCTTCTGCTAATACTCGTGATAATCTTCATATAAACGCAGTAGAATTTTATAAACAAACTCCTTATCTTCCTTCTGCTAAGATAATGAAGAATAATGTTCCTGAAGTTTATTTTACTTATACTAGTTCAGGAGTTATTAAAAATATTGGTAATAAGCAATTAACTGCTGCAACATTATTTGATTTATATGAAATAGCTTCTATGTATTACGATTATGCTAGACCTAACTTAAATGCTTATAATCCAAATGCAGTTAGTAATCAGATAACTACTTATGGTAAATTTATTCGTAGAAGTAATGTTTTACAATCTGAATCAACTGCTAATGCTTGGAGACAATTTCCAGCTGATGGATATAAAGTAATAAGTGAAAATAAAGGAGACATAATTAATATACTTGGAATAGGTATTTATCTTATTGCTCATTGTGAACATTCGATGTTTATCTTTAATAGAGATAGTACTCTTGCTACTAAAGATAAAGACGTTCAAATGTATATGCCTGATGCTTTTGATACTGAATATCAAGAAGTATTTACTAGTGAAAAAGGATATGGCGGTTTACAAGATTATAATGCCTTTACTTGTAATGAAACTGGTTATATATTCTTTGATAAAAGTAAACGAAGAATATATAGATTCGATGATAAACAACTTAATGATATTACCGATGGTATTCAAAGTATTATAGATAATTATGTAACCGAAGATACTATTATTGATATGGGAATGGATAAAGAGAATAACAGACTAATTTGTTCCTTTACGGGGGAAAATCAGATTATAACCTTATCTTATTCCTTTATTACAAGTAGTTGGATAAGTATTCATAATTATTCGGGTAAGTATTTTAATACTAAGACAGAGTTATATTTAACTAATGATAATGCTCTTAATTATGTATATAGATTAGGTAATATAAAAGTAAATACTTTTCTTGATTATGGGAATTGTACAATTCCTGAATCTAAGAATATATTTTATCTAGGTGATAAGAATGTCGGTTGTGCTGTAATAGATATAATATTTAACTTAGAGTTTGAAACAATTAAGTTACTTAATTATATTTGTTATGCTATAAAAAATTCTAGTAATATTAATTATAGTGGAGATAAAATTCTTATATTTACAAACTCATGTATATCGTCCGAATGGGATATTAGTAATGAAGAACGTAATGTTCCTAATCTTACTAAAGCATATTATGAACATGGTAAATGGAATTTTAATTACTTCCGTAATCTAATTAATACAGTTGAATTGCAAGAACCTATAAATAGGTTAACTGGAAAATATAACTTTAGTATAATGGATGGAGAAGAAGATAGAATAACGATAAGTAAGAATTATAAGGCTAGCGACAGTCTTATCAATGGTAAATATATTGGTATTCGTTTTATTATTCATGAAACTAATTCTAAAGTTAGTCTAAGTAATATTGAATGTTATGTTAATAAATACAGAGAATGAGAACAATTAATAATCGACGACCTAAAGCATTTATTGGTGCTGCTATATCTGTTGGTACTCAACTTATTGGCGGTATTATTGGAGGTGCTAAAAAGCGAAAAGCAGAAGAAGCTGCTAGACTAGAACAAGAACGTCAAGCAAAGTTACAAGCTGCTCAACAACAGGCTTCCTATATGACTGAAAATGCTGAAAATGATGCTAATGTTTATAAGAATATTAGAAATCAGTTAATGAGAAATGGTGGAAATATCCCCCGTAAAGGAGCTGCTCCTTTGATTGCCGAAGGAGGTACTGCTATTCCTATTAAGAAAGATTCGTTTCTTCTTAAAGGACGTAAACATAATACTGGTGGTATTATAATCGGTAAAGGCAAGAATAGTATTGAAGCAGAAGGAGATGAAGTAGTTCAGATTACTCCTAAACAACTTAAAGTGTTTAGTGCTCAACCTATACTTAATGGTAATAGTCCTGCTGAATTAGTTCAGAAAGGTGCTGAACCTTCTAAAGTATTTAATGCGCAAGAATCATTTAAAGATAGAAATGGTCTTAATGATGATGGTACTAAAAAGAAAAGAAATATGAGAACAATAACTGGTAAAAAGAAACTAGGTGGTTTGTCTCGTAAGAAAGATTACGGTTCAGATAAGAAACCTTATCCTAGTGTTAAGTCAAATGATTTTGCAGGTGGCGGACGTAGTTATCCGATTCCAACTAAAGCCGATGCTCGCGATGCTCTTAGGTTAGCAGGTTTACATGGTCGCTCTGATGTAAAAGCTAAAGTATATAAGAAATATCCTGAATTGAAAAATAAGAAAGCTACATTAGGAACTTTTGGAAGTTTGACTGGTGCTAATCGTAGATTGTTAGCTCTTAATCAAAATGTTCCTTCTGCTGGAATTACTGCCGGAGCAAATATTACTAATCCTAGTGCTTCTAGTATTAAACCGATTAATAGTGGAAGTAAAGGATTTAATCTATTTAAAGGAATAGATAAAGGAGAAGCTATTAGTTCAGGAATTGGAGCTGTTGGAACTTTAATTAGTGGATTACTTAATAAAGGTAGTATAGATAAAACTTCTGCTCCACAAGTTCCTACTCCTCAATTAATTGCTCCTGCTAAACTTAAAACTAGCGTTAATATAAATCCTCAACTATCAGATGTTAAAGAATCTGAACTTAGTCAAAACAGATTGGTTGAAGGAAATACTGCTAGTTCAGTAGCCAGTGTTGCTAGACAACAAAGAATATCTAATAATGCTTTAAGTCAAAGAAGTAGATTAAGAGGTGAGAAAGAAAATCTTGAAACTCAATTGCAAAACCGAGATGCAATAAATCGTCAACAAGTAGCTTCTTCAAATGCTCAACAGATTAACGAAGCTAATAGATTTAATTCTATATCTGCTACTCAAACTGCTAATGATAAAATTCAAGCTACCGCTAATAATCGTACACAAATGATTGAAGGTATTACTAGTGGAGTTAGAGATTATCAGTTAGGTGTAGATAAGAAACGTTCAGAAGAAAATGCTACTGCGGCTATGATGTCCGCTAATCCTGAACAAATGGAATTGTTCTTAAAACTAATGGATAAGAATAAAAGTAAACTAGGTAATGTACGAAGTACTTTATTCAGATGTGGTGGTAAGAAAAAGATTGCTTAATTATAAATACTATAACTATGCCGATAGATATTAAAACAGCAGGTTATCAAAAGAGGGAGCGGGTTGCCGCTCCTTTAGATGTTTACAATAGTACGTTAAATACTCTACAACAGAAACATGATACTGCTATTGAAACTAGTAATCAGATTAAAACATTTCTTGCTAATAAGCAATTAAATGAAGCTGAAAATGAATGGCTCGATAACTATTCAAGAGATATTAATGCTCAAATAGAAGCTAGTGCACAAGACGGAAGTTATGCCACTGCTTTAACTGCTGCTAAAAGATTAGCAGGAGAAGTAGCTAGTAATCCAGGTCTTATTGGTCGTGAACGTTATCAACAAGAGTTTAAAAAGTTCCAAGACGAAGTTACTAATAGTGATGCTTATGATGGAGATGTTAAGGCTTATACATTGGAACAGAACAAATATAATTATCAAGACCAAATAGATGAAACAGGTAAAGTAATAGGTGGTAATCAATTCCAACCTAATTATCGTCCTGTTGAACAAATAGATTATAATACTTTATATCAGAAAGTATTGTCTACTGTTGGTGTTGATTCTAGTTCAGGTGAACAGTTAGTATGGGGTGATGCAGAAGGTAATCTTAAAGAAGGTCGAGGAAATATTGCTGCTGGTGATGTTCCTTATCTTAAAACTTCCAGTGGTATTCAACAGTTATCTAAGGAGAAGATACGTGCTGCATTTGAAGCTGCATTAAATGAAACTCCTGGTGCTCGTGCTTCTCTTGAACAAGACTATAAAGTAAATGTTTGGAAAGCTAATAAAGGTAATAAGAACAATCTTGTTACTAAGCCTGACGGAACTATTATGTCGCAGAGAGAATTTGAAGAGAATCTATTTGCTCCTAGATATGCTGCTTCTGCTTATCGTAGAACTGAAAGTAGAATTAGTCCTGAATTAGGATTTAATCTATTAGCTGCTGCACGTAAAGCAGCTGCTAAACCTAAGACTGGTAAAGAACCTGAATTATTACCTTCTATGCAAACAATTGGTGGTAAAGAGAAAGTAGAACCTGATACTCCTGCTAAGGTTGCGTCACAATTAAATACACTTAATAGTCAATTAGCCAATATGTTTGCTACTTATGGAATATCTAAATCTGTTCCATTAGATAAAGCGTATGCTCAATTAAGGTCAAGTATTGCTAATAATAACAATCTATCTGATACAGCTAAGAAACAAACATTGGACGAAGCATATAATTATTATAGTGGTATTAATAATGCCAATAATAGATTAGATGCTATGAAAGGACATCTTACACAAGATGAACAGTTTGCATCTGATTTCTTAGGTAAGAGACTTAGTAATGGAAATATGGCAGATACTAATAATCCTATGCAACGTGAATATGCTAATAGAATGAACAAGTTATTCACAGATTCGCAAGGTAATAGTTTCGATACAGTTCTTGTTAATCCTATTAACGAAGCTAGTAAGGCTGCTATTATATCTAAACTAAGAGTTGATATGGGTCTTACTAGACAAGATGTATCATTCTCTAAAATAGGAGATAAAGAATATATTCGTATTAGTAAAGATGCTTATACTCGTTTAGCTCCTGAAATAAGTGAAGTATTAAAAGTTAATCCTATTGGATTTACTAATGAAGGTGTAGAACCTAAATCATTTACTAGGGCTGATGAAGTCTATCATGGTAATAAATATTATGGTAGTAAAGTCACTGCATTTATGGCTGGCTTTAGAGCACTTGGTCGTGGAGAGATAACAACTGCTGGAAGTGATAAAAACTCAATAGCTTATGTATATGAGAAAGCTGCACAAATATCTAATGCTGCGACTGAAAGAGTATCTAAAACCCTTCCTCCTACTTATGTAGACTTAGCAGTATTTGACTTACCGCCTCATGTTGTTGCTTTAGGTCAGGGCTTTGAATCTGAACAACTAAAAGACTATAATGAACGGGTTATGAATATGGTTAGTATTGCTAATCCAGGAAGTATAGTTATTAAGAAACGTAATGAAGAAGGAGTTCTTGAAGTTGTTGAAGATAGTAGAGATAGAGATGCTATCATGCAAACTATTCAAGCACAAATTAAGAAGAAGAATATTAATAATGGTTGGTGTAGTTCTGCTTCTACTGGTGAATACGGTATATTCTTAAATATTCCTTATACTGTAAAGACAGGTAAGAATGTTGGTAAGAATCCTGATTCTGATATGGAAGATAGAATACAGAACGCAGTAGCCGGAGACTATATGATTACGGGTGCTGTACTTAATGATGAGATAGAGAGATTTAAATCTTTGCCTGCTGTTAAAGCATGGGACACTCTCAATTCTATTAAGTATAATAACGCTCTTAAAAGAGGCTATCGTTTATCAGATAGTGAATTTGGAGACGGTAGTTATTCAGCCGTTACTGACGGTAACCTGTATCAAATACTCGATGCTAGTGATTCTCCTGTAATTAAGATTACTGAAAGTGAATTATTTGAACGTATGCTTCAAAACAATCAAGCTAATGCTGTTCTTGCTCCTGTTAAAGAAGATATAGATTTGATTAGTGCTAGAAATGGTTCTATTGCAAATTCCCCCATAGAAGAGCAACAAGTGATTGCTCGTCCGCTTATGCAGAAGGCTATGATAATGGCAGGTGCTACTGGTAATCTAAATGAATTAGATATAGATACTAAGAGACAAGTATTTCAATTCTTTAATCGAATGTATTCTAGTCTTACAGGTGAAACTCCTAGTCAAGTTATACTTAATCAAATGAACGACTTAATGAAGTAAGCGTATGCCAAACATGTTTGATAATATATCAGTAGAAAAAGCTCCACTAACTAGTGGGGCTAATTCTGTTAATATGGCTAAAGAAGCTCCTACTGTTACTAAATACAAACCTGATGTAGCTGCACAAGGCGACTTCATGTTTCGTAATCTTAGTGGTAAAGAAGTCTTTACTGGAACAGAGGAAGATTATCATTCTTTAGCTAAGTATGGTGCTGAACCTAATCGTTATCAAAGTAGAGAAGAATTAGAAACTCTTCGTGCTAAGAACCAATCGGCTTGGAAACAAGCAGGTAACGCATTAGGTCAAACTATTGGAACAGTTATAGGAGATACTGTTGGTGGTATGGGTATGTTAGTAGATTTAGCTACTGCTGGATTATGGGACGATAAACCATTTAGTAATCCTATTACTAGAGCAGGCGATGCTATATCTGACTATGTTCGTGATGATTTATTTCCTATATATCGTGAGAATCCTGATAAAGCATTTGATATGAATGATTTTTCAGGTTGGTTCTTTAGTCAAGTTCCAAGTATTGCTAGTTCTCTATCTTTAATGATTCCTGGTACTTTATTAACTAAAGGAGTTGGAGCTGTTGGTAAAGGTGTTGCAGCATTAGGACGTAATAGTTCTAAAGTAAGTCGTGCAATGAATTGGGCTAAGAAAGCTACTAAATTAGATAATGTCTATCGTGCTAATAAGTTAAAACTTATCGCTAAAGATGGTATTACTGCTATTGGTATGCGTCTTGGTGAGAACTATCAAGAAGCTCGTGGAGTTGCGGAACAAATAGAAGGAGAAGCATTGTCGTTATTTACAGGAATGTCTGATGAAGAATTTCAAACTTGGTTAGATAATAATCCTGATATTGCTAATGAAGCTAAAGAAAGAACTAAAGAAGAAGCCGCTCTTATAGTTGCAGATAAAGCAGCTATGCGAAACTTTGGATATAATGCAGGTAATGTATTTTTTGACTATATGCAATTACGTGCAGTTAATAAAGCATTGGGACAAATTAATCGTGCTATTACTCCACGTATTCGTTATTCACAAAATCAAGCTCTTGATAGAATAGCTTCTACTGGTATGGAATCTGCTAGCCAAACATTAGGTCAAGCAGCAAAAGGAACTATTAAAGATTTCGCAGGTAAGATAAATAGATTTATTAATTCTAGTGAGAATCTACTATTATCTGAATTAACAGAAGGTATTGAAGAAGCTATTAACTTTGTAGGTCAAGAAGAAGGTACTTTATACGGTCGTTATTTGTTAGGTCAAGCTGAACAATACAATGGTGCTGTATCTATGGATAGAATAGAGAAGTACTTGCAGAATCCTCAATTATACAATGCTGCACTTTGGGGAGTTATTGGCGGTATTACTTTTGGCGGTACTATGTCAGCCATTAATAATCGTAAAGGTGGTAATGTAGAAGAGAAACAACGTATTGCTGAAATAAATGGTCGTGAACAGGTATTCAATGAGTATGCTCGTCAGATGCAGATTATTGATAATGGTGAAAATCCATATCAAATAGAACGTGATGCTAATGGTAATCCTATTACTTATTTAGATGACGGTACTGTTAGTCAAGACCCAACAGTTGGTACTACTCGTTATGCTAAGATTAGTCCCGAAGAACAAGAAGATTCACGTGCTGCTGCTAAAGAGAAGTTTACTACTACTCTTACTTTAAATGCTATTCGTTCAGGTAATTATGAACTACTTGAAGATTATATTGAAGACCCTAGACTAAAGAAGAAACTAGTTGATTCAGGTCTTGTAGATGATGTTGAATACGATAGAGATACGCAAGAATTAAAGAAAACTATGCGTACTGTTCTTGATAGATACGTTAATTATTCTACTGCATTACGAAGTGCTAATATTGATGATGCTTTACTAGATGTTGCTATATCAGAGAATATAGTTAATGCACAAGAAGCGGACTTATTAAATAAACGAGTAGAAAGACTTAATACTATTCAATCTCAATTAGAGAATAGCATACCGGCTATTAATGAAGTTCTTGACCCAATGGCTAAGAATCGTATGCAATTAGGTATATTAGAACAGTATCGTCGTGAAGTAATGTCTACTTATAATAGTCTAAAGGATAGTAATAATCCTTTGGATAAAGCACAAGCTAGTCAGTACTTAGATATATCTAAGATAATAGAATCTAAAGTTAATGACTTACGTAGAGGTTTAAGTCCTATGGAAAGTCTATTCTTAGATAATGTTCGTAGTGTAGAAAATATAGCTCTTGGGATAGAAGGTAGTCAAGAACAGAATGACCTTATTAAGAAACAGATAGAAAAACTAGATGAAAATGATGTAGCTCTATTTAAACAAGCAGGTAAATACTTTAGTCTAGGTACTCTATCTAAACAAGTTCGTGCTATTAATTCAGAGTACATGGATAATATGGGACAGATACTTCTCGATGAAATTCGTAGAGATAACTATCGTTCTAATATTATTACTACTAATGAACAAGCTAAAGAGTTTGAAGATACTCGTAAGAAAGAGTTTGAAGAAGCGGCTAAGAAGTTAGTTAAGTCTGCAAAGAAGAATCTTAATGATTTCGTTAACGTTGCTACCGAAGAAGAACTTGCTAAGTTAGATAAAGCGTTAGATAATGCTTTTACAGAAGAGGAATCTCAAGATACTAGTAATAAGAGTTTATCGAATGCTGTTAGTATTCTATCTAATTCAGAGAATGGTAAGAAAGATATAACATCTTTAAGAGAAGCTATTACTAAGAGAAGAAATAGTCTTGCTGCACAAAGTCAGGCACAGCAACAGACTGTGGATAACCAGCAACAAGACTCCTCTACGGGGGAAACGAGGAGCGAAGCGACGAGGCAAGAAGAACCAGTAGTTAAGCCTACTCCAAAACCTAAACCAAAGACTGCTAAAGAGAAGAAGCTAAAAGAGACATTAGATAAAGTAGTATCTAAAGCTAGTTCAGGTGTTGTAAATAAAGCTAATATTAATAACTTAGAATTCACAATAGTAAAGCCTTTTGCTAGTTTAGGAGACGTTAGTAGAAAACCAGTTAAAGTAAGTGCAATAGATGTACGTGTTAGTAAATTTGGTAATGTTAGTATTGACGGAATGGATGCTAAAGGCAATATAATTGCTGATGTTACTATTGATGAATTAAATGCTGCTATTGCTATCGGAGATGTTACTTACGTAGATACTAGTAAATCTGATGAATTTGCTCCTACTGATACTAATGTTCTTGAATCAGCTATATCTGATAATGACTTAGAAGGTCAACGCCAACGTATAGAAGAGATAAATTTAATTATAGATTTATATAATCAAATACAAGGTAATCAGATAGAAGGTAAGACATTTACTAGTCTTAATGATATGATGGTTTATCTACAACAGTTAAATCCTAGAGCTATTAGTTTGTATAATGATATTAAGATTCTAGCTAATCGTCAAATAGTAGACGGTAAGATAGTTAATGTTGATGAAGAGATTAAAACTCCTTCTGATATTATACAAGAAGCAAGTAAGACTTTAGATAAAGCTGTTGCAGAAGATAAACAGAATAGTAAAGACAATGGTTACTTCTTTAATTTAGTTAATTTAAATGATAGTAAAGTTTACTCTCGTATCGGTCAGTTGAAGACTAATGATACAGTAAATGTAGAACTAGATGAAAACGGTAATCTTATTGTTAAGTCTCGTGGAATTAAAATAGGCGAGTTTCCTAAGATTGGTTATAATAATGGTAATGTTGAAGTTATGAATCAAGGTTGGAGATATACTGTTAGAAACGATAGTATAGATTTCATAACTCAACTTCAATCTATTATTGCTAGTGAAGAACCTAGTGCTAAAGAATTTGTACAACTGCTTAATAATATACGTCGTTTGTATCGTGTTCGTAATAACCCTGAAGTTGAAGGAACATTCGGACATCAGCTTAATGCTCTACAAGAGAATGGTCACTGGCAGAATCTAACTAGTTTATTCGGTGATACTCAAACTAATTTATTAGATAGGATTAAACATCTTAATAATATCATATTCTTTAATAATGCTCTTAATGTTAATCAGTCTAACTTTAGTGCTATTGTTAATGAATCGTTGACTAATTGGATGAATAAACTCAAGAAGTCTTATACTGACATTAATAACTTAAAGTCCTCTATTAGTAATACTAAGTCTAAAAAGAAACGTTTAGTTGTTGGTCGTACAAGTTCAGGTAGTGTTATTTATGCTAGAGATAAACAAGGTAATCCTATATATCGTAAGTTTGGAGACGTAGCTACTAGTGAAGCTACTGACGGTTATCGTCTAGTAGTAGGAGTTGACGGAGGAGTTGCTGATATTAAATCTAATAGTATTATCGCTGCTAGTCGTATTCCTAGAGGAGTAGTTGGTATGACTATTAAAGATTCGGAAGGTAGACTTATTGCAGTTACTAGTCGTGAGAACACTATGAGCAATAGTGAAACAGAAGCTACTGAATATACTAAGAGGTTTAATGAAGGATTAGATAAGTTATTCCATTCATTAGTAGATGCTACTCTACAAGGAAATACTGATTTACATCAACAACTATTAGATGAAATATCTAAGTACGTAGGTAAGCAAAAAGCTCTTTATGGTTATGAAGTTGTAGGTCGTGCATTTCGCCCTCTTACTAAAGCAGGACCTATTGTTTATTTTAATGTTGCTGATAGAAATGTAACATTCTCTATTCCCGGTGAGCTTAAACGTAGAAGACTTATGGCTCGTATGCCTAATGGTTTTGTTCCCACTAATAATCATGGTAACTTTAGTACTATGATGAAAGAAGTGTATTCTATGCTTACTCGTAATGTTATTAATTCAGCTATTCGTGGTGAATCTAATTTGTTTAGAATGGTAGACGGTAAATTACAAGCTAAGATACCCAATATACTTCAAGACGAATGGATGGATACAGGTTATAGTAGTTATGAAGAGTTTGTAGCTAAAGACGGAGTATTAGTTACCGATTTAGGCAATATTACTGATAGTAAAGGTAATATCATTAGTAACTTTAATTATGTAGGAGATGTATATAATCGTAATATTACTCTTATGAATCCTAGTCGTAGTGCTGGTCGTACTAACGCGGCTGACGCCGCTGTTTCCCCCATAGAGGAGCAGCAAGTTGTGTCTCCTGTTGCTACACCTGACCCACTTGCTAGTCAAGATAGTGCTCCTCAAGTAGGTACTCTTATGGAAGTTGCACAAGCTAATACTACTAATCCTAATCTATTATCTGTTGTTTCGGCATTAGAATCTGCTGGTATTGCTCTTAATCCTGATATTGAAATAGTAGGTGAAAAAGGTAGATTTGCAGGAATAGTTGCTGGTGGTAATACTATTACTCTTACTAATAGATTCGATACTCTTGAACCTGAACGTAGAGTACTTACTCTTATACATGAAGGAGTTCATTATCTACTTAATGATGAACGTGCTAATATAGAGCAATCATTTGGTGACTTATATGATAAGTTTAGTAGTTTTATTAATCAGGATTCTGCTTTAGTAGAAGAATACGGAAGATTCTTAAATAGTGATAAACCTAGAAATGTAGCTATTGAAGAGTTTGTAGTTGAAGCTATTACTAATCGTACATTTGCTAGATTACTTGCTAGGATTAAATATGATTCTAAAACTAATACTGAATCTAATAATCTGTTTACTAAAATTATTGATGCTTTAGTAGAGATTATAGGTAAAGTTGGTAATATAGATAATACATTACTTGGTGAAGTTCGTAATCGTTTATCTACTATTGGATTAGAAACATCTGATACAGCTAGTACTACAAGTACTGTTCATGATGATGTATTTGATAGAGCAGAAGAAGATACAGGAGTTCCTACTGATGATGTTTTTGATATTCCTGATATAGACCTAGACTTAGATAGTGCTATAAGTGATAACTACCGACAAGTCGATAACTTCGATAGTTTAGTGGAAGGTTTGAATAACCGTCAGAAGGCTATCGTGAGCCATTTGTTTGACACTGGTGAGCTTAGTTTCGTATGTAGCTAACTAAGATAAGCCTAGAGACGAAAGTCCCGTAGAAAGCCTAAGAATGAGCCATTCTAAAGCCGCCTACGGGACTTTTCTGTTTTCCATATCTTACTATCGAGACGCTATATAAAATGCGAATTTCGGCAGGATTTTGCGGTCTACGGGCGTCCGTCAGCCTTCGGAACGTGTGGTTTCAGACTATTCGATAAATATATTTGATAGTGTTGATAATAATGCTATCTTTGATACTGTTAGTAATTACTTAATTAATAATATAAAGTATATGAGTTGTACTCCTAGTAATCCTAAATTAGATAAGCTATTAGAGCTTACTAATAATGATGTTAGAAAGTCTACCGAATATCTTGCTACTATCGAAGATGCTAGTTTTCGTGAATGGTATCAAGAAAAGATTGGTAGAGATTTCAATGAAGAGAGTATTGATGAAAACACTGTTAATGCTGTTGTAGCATATAATAACAGAGAGACAATTAATACTCAAGATTATGTTCAGAATGTTCGTACTTCACGAACTGGTGTATTTGGTAACGATATAGCAAAGGAAGACCATGCTATTAATATTCTTAGTACTATTTATCTAAAGAGCCAAGGAAGTATTCGTAAAGCTCTTGCTAATAGAAAACGTAAAGGTGAGAAAGAAGTCCTAAAGGATAAAGCTGGTAACGAGTTAAGTCCTCAAGCTGCTGTAAAGTTAACTATGATTACTTATCTTAATCGACATCTTAAAGAAAATGATAAGAAACTTACGCAAGAACAAAAGGTTTATATCGGTACTATTATTCGTAATCTTTATGATGGTGGTAATTATAACCGTAATGAGTTATTTGATATTGTTATTAATTCACCCGAAGTTATTAGTCTTAGCAAAGAGTTTGGTATAGATACTAACGAGGATTATGAAACTAATGACGATGCTAAAGAAGGAAGTGAACAAGATAGTCGCCAAGAAGACCCTGAAACTATTGCCTCTTTACGTGCTGATTGGTCTGAATTAGCTGACCAACGTAAAGACATTGATAAGAATGTTAGTAAAGAAGTAAAAGAATGGTTTGCTCGTTTGCCTAAAACTAATAGTAATTCTTTTATTAATGAAAAACCTGATACAGCTAGTGATACTTATTCGGGTATAGCTGAAAGTGCTGGATTCTCTAGTGCTTTTAAAGCATTGAATAACTATGGTAACTTCTCTAGTGTTGAAGCTATGGTAGAAAGTTTTCATACTATTGCTGAAAGATTTAAAGAAATGTCTCATTTAGAATATGCTGCTCGTCTACTAGAAGATGAAGCTAATGTTCAGATAAGAAATAAGATATTTACTCAACTAAAACAATCTATTTGGGAACGTAATGAAGTAATTCAAAGCGCAGACGGTTCTAATGTAGTGACTAAGAATCGTAATACTTTCCCTAAACTTAATCTGCAAAATAAGATACTTAATAGTTTTGATTCTCTTGTTCATAATCCTTCTATTATGAATGGAGATGTTGCAGTATTAGAAGAACTTAAAAATAGATTATCCACATTAAACAATTCAGATACAAATGAAGTACAAGAAATCGCGGAAGAGCTTGCGGCAATCTTTAATAAATATAACTTCGGCATCAATAGGCAGGGTGTTATTAACTACATTCATAGCTTCGGTGATAGTCAACTTTCTAATATCACTAGTCTTGTCAACGATTTGCTAGAATTTAATAAAGTTGTAGCTAATGCGTCTAATATATTAAAGATAGATAATGAATCACAACGTATATATTATGCAGGTGAATATAACAAAGCTAAGAACGATGAAGAATATGTAGTAGTTCCATTTGATAAGTCTCAACTACAATATAAAGGCGGTTATGCTAATAATATAGCTAATCGTATATCTGATAGATTTAAAGACTATCAAATAGTAGATTCTGAATTTAATAGTATTAATGCAGAGAACAATCTAGTTAGTGATATTCTAAAGAACAATTATATTAGTAAGTTCTTTGAAAGAATTAACGATAATCGTTATAATGATAATCCAACTGCTAATACTGAACTTCGTGATTATCTAGTTAAGTTTACTAATATTCCTCAATATCAGTACAGTAATATACTTATTGAGAAAACTCTATCTAATGGTAAAATAATTCCAGGTCTACTTCGTCTTACTGATACTGGTTATGAACTTACTGAATATTATCGTGAGTTTGGTGCACAATTATATAACGGTGTTAGTAATGAAGTTACAGGAAAGGCTAAGTCTTATAAAGATATTAACGCTCTTGAATGGGATATTATTACTCTAAACGAATACGCTAACAATGGAGACAACTATGAGATGGCTAAAGGAGTTAAGAAATCTAAGTTCTTTACCCAAACACCTTCTGATGCTCCAAAGACTTTCGTATTTAATAGTTATAAACTAGATTATACTGGACTATTTAATGCTAATGGTTCTATTAATCATGGACATCCGATATATGTAGCTTATGCTAACATCTATGCTAAAGAATTAGCAGAAATGGCACAAGCTATCAACTTCTTATTCGAGACTACTGTTGAGAACGGAGTAGTAACTATTGTATCAGATGAGAATGGTAAACCTAAGATAAAAGAAGAGTTTAAAGATTTACGTAAATCAGAAGCTAGACTTAATTATCATTATCGTAAAAGTATTCTTGATAGCAATGGCAATCCTACTGGTAATGTATTTAAATTTAGAAGTTTACTTATTGATAAAGTTAAGAATCTTAGTAGATATAATAGTGAGACAGCCAAAAGAGTAGATATGAATTGGCTGTTCGAGGAAGGCAATGTATTCTCACTCCTTTACGGGGGAAAGAATAGTGAAATATCGCTAATACAAGATGAGAATGGAGAGTATAATATTAGACTTACTGGTGGACTTCGTAATTCTGTATATAATTATATAGATAACTATATTAATTATAGAATACAAGAAGCTATTGCTAAATATAGTTCTGATAAAGAGTTTGTAGATAAGTATAAGAATGCTAGTCAAGAATCATTTAATTCCTTCATTGCTGAAATGGTTCTTAACTATGAGATTCAATATAATAATCTAAATGATATGTTCTTCGGAGATGAAGCATATTATAAAGATTCTCGTGATACTATTAAACGTAACAAAGAATATCAAGCCGGAGGATTAGCTTATGCAGGATATGATTTATATAATGTACAAAAGCATTTGGGAGATATAACAGTAGCTCCTAATAAAACTATTAGTGTAGATAGTAGTTTCAAATATATTACTCTTGAAGATGTTCAAAGTAGTGGTAAAGTTCTTGATGATTTAAAGAAGCAATTAGATATAGCTAATGTATCTAAAGAGACTAGAGCTTTTATACTTAAACAGTTCTCTAAAGATAAGTCAGAAGTAACAGATGCTCAATCATTTATTACTCTTGATGAATTTGTTCGTAGAATGTATCTACGTGGAGAATACGATAGTTATAAAGATTTAATTGAAGCTCTTTATGACGAAACTAAACCTATTGATAATGTTAAGCTAGGAGAGTTATCTAAGAAGATACAAGTTCAAAAGAACTTCTATTATGACTTAGAAATAGATAACGATGCTAAGTTAGCTAATCCTATTCAGATTAAAAATGCAGAGTTCGTGTTAATACCTAGATTCTTAGGTAATAGTGAACTTGGTGCTTTAGCTAAATATATGACTGATAATAATATTGGTCAGGTTAACTTTACTACTACTGAAAAAGCTACTACTAATAGAGTATTAGAGTTTTGGGATTCTCATGGGAAATTCCCCTCTAAAGAAAGGTTGAAACAATTTAACTTAGATGTTCAAACTAAGTATAAAACTGGTTGGTATTCCAATCTTTATACCCAGCAAGATATTCCTCAACACATGGATGGTGAGAATAAGGCAGGGTTACAGATTGTTAAAAAGCTAATAGATAATATTGGTAATACTCCCGAAGGTCAGTCTCTTATTAAAGATTTCTTCGATAATTTTACTGCTAATATTCAAGATAGTTTTAAAGATGCTGCTTCTCGTATTGGTGTAGAGATTGACGCTAAAGGTAATGTAGTATACGAAGGAAATCAAGCGAAGATTGATAATAATAAATTTATATTCCTTATTAAAGACGAGTTAACTCGTAGAGGATTAGATAGTAATTATCGTAAGTATGCTGAAATAAATCCTGAAACTGGATTACCTTATATGCCTGCTTGGACTAATCTAGTTCGTAGCAAGATAGAGAATATTGTAAATAGTATATTTACTAATCGTATTACTCGACAAGTACTTCCGGGATTTCATGCTAGTCAAGTTTCAGATATTGGTATGACTGAATTATCAAGTCGTAGTGATTTAAGAGATTTAATGCAATCAAGGATAGAAGAGAAACACGGTTATTCTCTTGGTCGTAAACTAACATATCATAAAGACGGTAGTCAAATAGTAGAGATACTATTGCCTAAATGGATGGTAAAGGCTTATAATACTTATGATGCAGAAGGTAATCTAGTTAAAGAAGTTACTCTTGAAGATTTACAAAATGCTGGACTTGATACTATGATTGGTTATCGTATTCCAACAGAAGGTAAACAATCAGTAGCAGTAATGAAAGTTGTAGGTTTATTAGATGAATCTCAAGGTTCTACTATTGTTGTTCCTGATGAATGGGTATTACAGACCGGTGCTGACTTTGATATTGATAGTATCTATGGTATTTATCATACTGCTACGTTCGATAAGAATGGTAAGCCACAGAAAGTTGAATATATAGAAGGAGAAGATGATGCAGCAGTAAATAGAAGATATAATAATTATCTATTTAATAATCTAAGTAGAGAGAATATTCAAGATGCTAGGGATATTGCAATAGATTTAAGTCAAGAAGGACTTAGTTATGCAGAAGCCTATGAATCAGCTATTACTAAATATGCTGAACAAGGTGGACTTTATTCTAAAGAAGAATTTAGTAAGTTAACAGTAGCTCAACAGAATACTCGTGACGCTCGTAACAATAAGATAGTAGATACATTTATTAATATAATGAATCTACCTGTATCTATTGGTGAAAACTTATCTTCTAGTAACTTTGAGGATATTAAAGCTGCAAAATCTAATATCTTTGAAGGCTTATCAGAGACTTATCGTAATATTAATTCAGTAATTGCTCAAAATTGGTATCGTGATGCTAATATGTCCGGTGCGCGTCTTAAAGCTATTTCTGTTAATCGTGACAACTTCGCCTCTATTAGTAACAAAGCTAAAACTATTGTTGACGGTGCACACGGTGGTTTTAGGTTTACTTATACATATAGCACAGAGAAAGAAGCAAAAGACGCACAAAGTAAACTAAGAAAACGTTTTAGAGATATAACTAGAAAAGGTAAAGAAGTAACAGTAGACCATAATCAGTTAGGTTGGAGTTACGATAATCTTAATATAGATAATCGTTTGATTACTCCTTATTCTTCTGAAACTACTGCTCTTATTCTTGACGGTGTAAAAGAAGGCGGTGTTCCTAATGTAGATTTGTATACTTTTGATGTATATAAATCTATTGTAGATTGTGGTGCTAATTATGAAACATCTATTCTATTTATTAATCAACCAGTAATAACTGAACTTATCGCTAGACAAAATGCTAACGATAATGTATTTGGAGAAACTGGATTTAATCCTCTTATTGGATTAAGACGAGACATGTATGTAAGATTAGCTAAAGCTGTTGGTATTCCTGCTAATAGTATTACTAAAAAGACTCGTCTTAAAGATGTTAAGAAGATGCTTGAAAGTAAAGGAATAGAGATTAACGAAGACGAACTTCTTGAAGAAGGAATAAAAGTAACTGAACTAAGAGAACATCTTAAAGATGATGTAGAGGATACTAATTCTATTAATACAGAGAATCTTATATATCAGATTAAAGCATTAAGAGCATTTGAATATTTTAAAGAGATAGGCGACCAAATCAATTCTAACATGATGGTTATCACTAGTGATAAGTTTGGTGCTGGTAAATCTGCTAATGAAATTGATAATGTTATTAATCGTATTAATGATATTAAAGAGAATAATGTTACTCGTATGAAGAAAGGTCAACCTGTTCTTAAAGCAGTTACAGAAGAAGGTAATAAATATCTAATAGATGCTATTTATCCTAAAACTAATTTCAATACTATTAATGATATTAATCAGGATGAATTAGAATCTGCATATCCTTCTTTATATTATCAGTTAAAGTATAGTTGTATAGCTACTGAAAAAATTATTCGTGATAGTGAGATATTCAAAACTCAAACACCGCAATTCCGTGAATTAGTAAGTAAGTTCGGTATTCGTAATCTTCAAACTATTCAACAGTTAGAGAGCTTCATTATTAATATGAGCCAAGCACAGTCTAACTTTGTTAATACTAATAGATTCATAACTAAAAGTGATAACGAATTTATACCTAGCTATAATATAAATCTTATTAGTAGCCAACAAGATACTCGTGCTAGATTATATGGATATACTGATATAGTAGGTAGTTTCGATATGTCTGATATGTCTGAAAAGAACGTAGAAGCATTTATGAAATTATCTCCTGCTAATAAAGTTGCATTAATTCAAAGATATACTTCTGACAATAATCTATTTAAGAATCTAAATGTTGAATATAAAGGTCGTCGTAATAGTTATGATAGAATAACTATTGTTGATAGTACTATATCTACTGAATCTCAATATCAAATGTTCCGTAATGCTTGGCATAATAATAATCCATTTATTAAACTTGCTACTATGGATTTGATAAGATATTCTATGGTAGTAGAAGGTTATAAATTTAAAGGTGGTACAGTTAGTAAAATTATTCCTGTTGAATTATTATATGGACAAGATACTGGTATTGATTCTGATAATGGAGTTTCTTCAGCTACTAATATTATTAACGATTCAGATAGGGCTATTAATAGCATGATTCAATATGGTAGTGAGACAGGAACTTATGAAAGAGCTAGTAACGATGCTGCTACTATTGAGAAGTTACGTGACTTATTCTTTAGAACTAATCCTAATAATCCTGATGTATTAGTATTTGAAAATAAGAAATATAAAGAATCTAATAAGATAACGTTTAATAGATTAGCTGTTGGAAGACTTAGTTTTAAAGAAGCTCAAGAACGCGGAATGATTACTGGTAGTGAGAATAATCGTAGGTATCGTCATTATGCTAAGACTAATGATAATAACAAAACTCTACGATTATATAAACTAGTATATTATAACGATACTGTTTATATGTTACCTACTAATCCATTAGAACAGAACGAAATTGGAGAAGTAAGCGTTAATCCTGATAATAATAGAATGTTTCTTCCATTAGATATACTAGAAGATGTTTCTATTAATCAGTATGATGCTGCTTTTATTAGTTCTGTAAATATCGGTATTACTTCTGATACTCGTAAGTTTATGGTTCTTCCTAATGTATTTGAAAGAGGAGCTGATACATTAATCGAAGAAGTATTTCCTAATAGTACTGTCTTGACTTCCCCCATAAAGGAGCAACAAATTGATACTTCTCGCAAGTACATTGTGGCTATTACTGATAATAATACTCTATTAGAAACTATTGAATCTCTTGATGCTGCTGGTGTTCATGATTATGTTGTTGCTGCTCCTAATATGAACTATAATAATATTCGTAGGATTATTAATGAACGTAATAATGCAGATATTGCAGCTAAGAGATTACAAGCAGCTATGACTAAGTTAGATGCTAATGAAGTTCAACTTAGAAAGAAGAAATCAGATAATTCTGAATCTCCTTATTATGCTCAACTTAAAGCTAGCATTAATCAAACTATTAATGACGTAAATGTTAATGGTATTGGATTTGTTCCTGTTTTACAAACAGTAATAGATAATACTGGTTTTAGACCTAATGGATATTTCAGATATGAGAAAGAAGGCAATGTTTATATTGTTACTAATTTAGGACGTATAACTACTAAGTCAGTTAATCTTGCTCCTGATTATTCATATAGTAGAAAGACTGTTATTAATAGTGTATCTCAACTAGAATTTCCTAGACGTAATGCTTTAACTCAAGTAGTTAAAGAAAATGCTAGATTAGATAAGTTCGCTAATAATAATATTATTCGAGTTCAAACAGAAGAGAACTTTATTAACGAAGATGTACTTGAATCAGCATTAGTAGATAATGATAGAGAAATCAATGAATATATTTCTCGTGTAATTGAAAGTGTTGAGAGAAGTAATGCTAATGTTGAAGAAGCAGCTCTTAATGATGCTTTCCGTTCATTCGCCTCTATTGACTTACGTTCTAATACAGCTACTAAGTTAAATGATAACTTACGTGAGCAAGCACTGAAAATCATTAACGGTTATACTAATAGACGTATTGATGATTTCTTATTTGATATTCATAATTTCTATACTACTTATGTTACTAATTCCGATGGTACTTATAAATTAGATGAAAATGGTAATAAGATAGTAATGGAGAAATGGGGTATAACTAATAAGAAGTTATTCGACCGTATGTTAGAAGATGAGACATTACGTACTCGTTATGAAATGTTCTTAGATGACATTAATAGATTCGTAGAAGATTATTCTATCATTGAAGCTATTCAACCTTACGATATTGATGAAGCTCATAGTGTAAGTGAGACAGAAGAAGAAATAGAAGGTTTACGTAGAACTAATGATATGCTTAAACAAATCAAAGATAAGTTCAAACGTATTAAAGACTTAGATAATGTAGTTAAGCGTAGTACTAAGATGTACTTCGATAGTTATATTACTAGTCTTTCTAGTGACCCTCGTGTTCAATCTAATATGCTTAGTATTACAGAAGCATTTGAAGATGAGAACTTCTTCCAGTTTTGGTTAGCTGATAGTCAAGAGACACATATTCCAATAGTTCAGATAGTTCTAAAACAAATGATGAACCAATTAAGAGCTAGTGAGATTAATGCTCGTGATAGAAAGATAGCCTTTACTTCCGCTATTTCAGCGATTATCGAGGACGCAAAAAGCAACGGTGTAAACGTGTCTCTGAACGATATTTTGGACGAAAATGGCAATCTTTTGCTGCCGTATAATGAATCGTTCACTGATAAATTAAGGTCGTTAAAAGAGGCTGTAAAGCTGGCTCAAATCGACGACCCGAATGGTCGGGACGGTCTTATATATAAGAAAGCTAAGGATGAACTAGAGAAGTTCTTAATAGATAATGTAGAAAGAGAGAATGTAAAAGAGTTCTACCAAGACTACTATGATATGAATCAAATACTTAATAAATATCCTCAAACTTATGTTAAGTTAATGAAGATATTACATGAGGAAGGAGATATATTAAGTACGATGATTGATAATGATTATAGTACTCTTACTGTTCAGAACGCAAGAAGGCTTGAAGAACTTAGAAGTGAGCTAGCAGAAATGCGAGCTACTATTGATATGGACGGTAATTATAAAGAGAATTATCAAGAAGCTAATGCTGTTAATAATTACTTGTCACGCAGACGTCAGTTAAATAATAAGTATAAAGAGAGTAAACCTAAAGATGCTTTTACTATTCGTTATAAACAAGCTATTGAAGGTTTACAATATCCTGAAACATCTGAAACTTATAGAGAATCAGTAGAATGGTTAAAAGCTAATACTGATTATAAGTTAAAAGGAGAGTTCTTAGAAGAACTAAAGAAGGCTTATATGGATACTCGTTTAGGTAATCCTTTCGATAGTTTCGTTCGTACTATGGCTTATGGTAAGTATGATTCAGAAGGTGTTATTGATGGTACTAAATTTACCGATGTTCAAATAGCTAATCTAAAGAAACATCAGGAGCAAATGTTTGCCGCTGCTGTTGGTCGCGTTAAGCCAAATGAACAGAAAGCTCAAGAATGGTTAGATAATCATATTAGTTATATCAATACTGTTTACTATGAAGCTATGTATGTAGCTATGAATAAGATGGGTAAAGAAGTATTTGATAAATGGTATACTGATAATCATGTTGTTAATCCTATTACTAAAGAATATGAACCGTTGCCTATTTGGAGACAAATGGTAGTTAAGGACGAAGCTAACAACATGGAATATAGTGCCAAATACAAATGGTTAGAAACTAAAGTTAAAAACCAATATAAGAATCCTAACTACGATGAAATTAAGCTACAACCTTCTACTAATAAGTATCGTAATGATAAGTATTATGGAATGAATAATTATCAGCAACAGTTATATAATGAAGTAGATTCTCTTCTTAATGAACTTGTTAAAGATAAACGTAGTCGTGCTTATATTAATCGCGGTTATTTACCTAATCAAGCTGTTGAACAGCCAAGTCAAGGTTTTGCTGACTATTGGCAAGACTTTAAACGTAGTCATGGTTGGTATGATACTCCTAATAAGTCTGATATAGAACTTAATCTATATAAGAGGTTTAGTAATGCTCCTATGCTTCATAGTTTATCGGAAGTTAAGTTACTTCCTATTCGTGAACAACAAGAAGGAGAAACTAAAGAAGAATATCTAGCTTATGTGCGTGAAACTCAAGCTAAGAATAATGAGTTACGTAAACAGAGAGCACAGGAAAATGCAGAACGTAATAATCCAAATGTTCTTGAAAGACTTAATTCATTTATAGATAGTATGTATAATTTTAATACTCGTAATGATATAGCTAGATTAGCTAAAATTACTAGTAATCAATTACGTAACATGGATATTATTAAGAGAAATCCTAATGATAAACTTATGGATAACAGATTACTTAGTAGAATTACTGGTAAACAAGAGATACGTACTACTAAGAGTGATGATTCGAATATAGTTAAACACTTCGAGAATCAAGTTCGTAAGTTAGTATTTAATGAATTTGAAATGGATGAAGGTACTCGTTCTAAAGTATCTCGTGTTATGCGTAATATGGTATCTAGTAAGTTTATGATGTTAAATATTACTGGTGGTATTGCTAACGTTCTATACGGTAAGACACAGATACAAATGGAAATGGCTGCCGGACAATTCTTTAAATACAAAGACTTCCGTAAAGGTGAAAACGAATGGATGCAGAATATAGGTAGTTATCTAGCAGATGCTTATAATGAAACTACTAATAACGAAACCAATGCTGTTATTAGATTATTCAATGTTATTGAATCCGATATGGTAACGGAACGTTATGGTAAAGGTAATAATCCGATGGGTAAACTAGAGAATCTATTATTTATCCAACAGACAGCAGGTGAACATTATATGCAGAACGCTACATTGTTAGCTATGCTTCATTCTCATAGAGTTGTTGCTGTTAATGGTAAGAATAAAGTAATGTCATTTGAACAGTTTGCTATGGGACTTAGAGAAGAAGCATTGCTTAAAGTTCTTCGTAAGAATAATCCTGAATTAGTTACTAAATATGAAACATTCAGAGATAAAGTGCTTGAATCATATATTGAGAAAGAACGTTATGTTAAGTTTAAAGCTGATATAATAACTGACTTCTTACGCTCTGTTCCTAAAGAGATAAGAGAAGAGTTTAAAGCTACCTATAAAGAAGATACTAAAGAAGAAAGAACTAAGTTTGAGAATCACCCTTCTTTTAGAGAAAGTCTTATCTTGAAGAACGGTGTTGCTACTCTTAAACCTGACAGTGGTCTTACTAATGATGATATTGCAGCTTTCCGTAATAAGGTTATATCAGTTAATCATCAAATACATGGTATCTATGATAAGATTGGTGCTAATCAATTACAACAGTCTTGGTGGGGAGCTTTACTAATGCAATTCCATAAACACTTAGTTCCTGGATTCCAAAAACGTTTTGGTTATCGTTTAGGTCACTTTGACGGTATATATAATGAAACTAGAGAGTCTATTAGTAAAGGAACTTATGTTAGTTTAGGTGAGTTTATAGCAATGCCATTTAAGAAATACTACGAACTTAATGATAGTAACGAACTTCAAGCTGTTCGTACTCTTCAAGGAATTGCTAAAGGTTATGCAGATTTTGTAGCTAATCTTACTACTTATTATAACATTCTTCCTGAATATGATAAAGCCAATATTCGTAGATGCTTAGGTGAATGGATAGCTATTACTAAAGCAGTAGCACTATTTGTAGTAGGAAAATTAATGCTAGATGACGATGATGATTCTACACAAGTAGCTGACTATATCCTATATAGTGCTGACCGTCTAATGTCTGAAACTATTCAATATACTCCGTGGGGATTAGCTAATGAAGGTAAGAAACTATATAGTCAACCTGTTGCTGCATTAAGTATTGCGCAAGATAATCTTAGATTATTAGGAGCACTTTGTAGCTATATTATTACTGGTAATCCTGATGATTTATATTATAATTCAGGAAGCTATTCAGGTGAAAATAAACTTGTAGTAAATTTCTTTAAACAAGTACCATTAGTTAATCAAATTATAAAACATGAAAGACTTGGTGCTAATAATAGTTACTATAAAGTACGTAGTAGTCCGTTTAGTGGTTTAGGTCAAGTTGTTGCTAATATGATTACTGATGAAGATGAAGAATAACTAACTACTTAATATTACAACTCATAGGAAAGCCCGAACTGCTCGTGAGAGTAATTCGGGCTAATTTATATACTTAAAAAAGTTTGTAATTTTTAGTTATCTATTAGAATATAGTTTGATATATTCAGATATGAATCTATTTCTATCTCCCATAAACATCATATTATGATTAATAATATAAATATTATTTTTATCATTAACAGCTTTAGCAATAAAATTAGCATTTATAAGTTGTTGAATGCCGTCATTTATTCTAGGTTGACTAACAGATAGTTCTCTTGAAATTTTAGTCTGATTTAATACTATCCAATTAGAATCGAACTTAATATTTCTATAAATATAGTTCAACATAGATAAACCATGAGTTTTTAAATATCTTAGATTAGACATCCCATCAAAGTATAATTGCATAAAGCTACCAGTATATCTTACCTTTTCGTCTTTAATTAGAACAATATCTACTCCATACTTATTAGCTATCTGTTGTAGTTCATCAAAAGCATTATTACTATAATCTTTTGGATTAATATTGAAAGGAAATATAGTAGGTTTAATAAGACTACTATCAGCATTACTATTGGTCTCCATATATATGTGTTAATTAATTGTTAATATCGCCAAATTTATACAGTTTTGCGTATAAAACCAAGCAATTTCACTACTATTTTATACAGTTTTGCGTATAATTTGAATCATCTAACTAATTGATAATCAATGAATTAACATAAAATTAACACTATAATAAGATAAAGACTTCTTATATAATATAGATTTATCATTTAGATATGCAAATATACTATTAAATTTTTAATTAACTTAGCTTTACTATATCTCGCTCGCCTATCGGCTCGCTTTTTTCCCCCATAAAGGAATTGGTTTACCAGTAATTCCACCCCTTTATGGGGGATTTAGCGAGCTTGCGAGCGTAGGCAAGTCCAGCAATACAATTATCCTTAATACGTTGGTTTTATCCAAGTACAGTTTAAAAAAAAGAACTATCAATAGTATTGCTACTATCAATAGTTCTAAGTTCATTTACTTTCTTTCATATCTTTCTTTGCTCTTGCATATCCTTTGGTATAACCTTCAACAAAGCGATTAGTACACAATCTTCTCATATCTAAAGAACAAGGATTATAATCACACTTTCCACAATGTCTACTTAATCCGTCTGATTGATATGCTTTTACTTTAACACTTACTTTTCTTACCATAATATAAAAAGAGTACTAGTATTTCTACCAGTACTCATAATGTATAACTAAAATGATTATTACTTATTCGTTCTTATACTTCTTCTCTACTTCTTGTAGTTTCAGATAGATATTATTACGAGCTTTAAGTTTAGGAAGTGATGCAACACATCTCATAGCTCTACGAATTTGACTGCGCATAAACTTATTCTGCGATTTCATTATTTTCTTCTTTTTCAGGTTCAACATAAGGATTCCAAGTATTCATGAACTGATTAAGTTCAACTACGGTTTTCTCTCCATCATATTCATTATCAGTAGTTTCTTTAAGAATTACATGAAGAGTATTACCGCCATTTTTATCTTGCATACGATATAAAGAATCGCATTGATAAACCTTATTAGGATTTCTAGGATTAACTACTTTAGAACAGTTATTCCAAGTATTAATAGATAATAAACCGTTTATTTTCAGCATGATTATTCATTTTCTTTAGGTTTAACATTAATACCGTATTTAGCCCATTGAAGAACAAAACCAAGATGTGCCCAAAGGTCATTAACAACTTCTTCCATAGCATATTGTTTGCCAAGTTCTTCGCTGTAATTCTTTGGGTCAACACAAGAAGAATGACGAACTGTATCAAAGCCAGTAAGAGTATGAGCATTAACAACAGTAGTTTTTTCACCAACTGTCATTACTTCTACATCAGTAATAAAGTTTTCAACATCTTCTTTAAGAATCTTAGTACCATCGTTATTCTCTGAAAGAGGATAATAAGCAGCATCAGCTACATCTTTCGGTGTCCAACTTTTATATCCATCTGGATAAGTAACTTCATAACCCATATCATCAGGATGAGCATTACCTATTTTATAACCAGTTGATAGAGCCATACTAGCTCTCATTGGTTGAAGTTCAACCATTTTAATTCCAATTGCTTTCATAATTTAATCTTTTATAGCTTTAAAATTAAGAATAAAACTTTCACAACTACGACAGAACTTTTGTCGCTTATCATTAACATAGAGAAAGGCATCATACCAATCTCCGTTAAGAGGATTCTTACTTTTAATCTTAGTAATAAGAGTATAAATATTACCAGTTTTGATATGTTTGAATTTATACCCTTTATTTCTAAGTATTAAGGCTTGAACAAATGACTTTAATTCAATCTCTTCCATTATTTACCAGTATGTCCAAATCCACCTACACCACGTTCAGTAGAACCAAGCTCTTCAAGAGTTTCAACTTCATCCCAAGTAATCTTCTCACGACGACGAACAAGAAGTTGACAAATACGGTCACCTTCTTTATAAGGACATCCTTCTACTTTACGTAATTTATCAAATTGTAATCTCGCATTAACAATAAAACTATAAGCATCTGGATTTTCAGCACTTTTTATAATACTATCAAATGCTCTTCCAAAACCATTAATAGCCCTTATTAAACTACGAGCAGTACGATTCTTGAAAATAATAAGAAGTTCACCTCTATAACCCCAATCAAGAGTACCGGGACTATTAGGCATATAAACATCAGTTTTAGTATTGCTACTACGAGGACGAAGTTCCATTTCGTATTCATCAGGAAGAGCAAAATGTAATCCTGTATGAATAATAGTTTTATCTTTTTCTTCGTCATATTCTATACTCTTAGCATAGACATCACAACAAGCATCACCTTCTTTACCATAAGTAGGTAATGGAACAGATTTATCTTCACGCCAAACTTTAACAGATACATTATCGATATCTTGTTCTAGTTTAGCATATAGTTCATCTTGTGTTAATAAACCAGAGTCAAACTCAATAATAGCATTAGCTATTGCTTTACTTAATTTACTCATTTTCTAAAAAGTCTAATAATTTATTTTCTTATTCTTTGTTTCCATAAAGTTTATCTATTATTTGTTTAGTAGATTTACCAACAGAAACATCTCTATGATTACTATTTTTAAACTCATGATAAGGACAATCGGTAGGACTACTAGGTCTTTTCCAAGCAGAATCAAAATAATCACTATATTCGTTTATACATTTATAAACTCGATAGTAATAATAGTTTCTTCTATCTTTCTTTACTAAATAAGCACAGTTACCACAAGTCCTTACTTTATTCTTCTTTTTCATATAGATATTTTAATAAATGAACAAACCTGATTATAAATATTACAAATAGAACATGACCTAATATTGGAACAAAGAATAAAGCACAGTTAAGAGTAACTGTGCTTATTACTTCATCGTCTAACCTTTCATTAGTAATCTTTAGTGCTATCCCAGTTATTATAATCTGAATAAAACATTCTATAACAGGGACATCTAATAAGATTGTTTTTAATACGGTTTCTAACTCCATTCTTTACCACAGTTAATACACTTAAAAGCAATTGGGTCACTTTCTTCTTCACGTGGAACTTCTTCTAGTTTAGCACCACAATTAGGACAACGTGGAACAGTAAATAACCCAATTAGTTTCTTAATAAAATTCTTTATTCCCATACACCAGCCAATGCGTAATTAAGAGCTTTAAGACTAGTATTATAGTCGCCCTCAAATACAGTGTTCTTTAAACGAAGCTCTTCTGTCTTATAGTCTTTAACATTAGAGAAGTAGCCAGTAACAGCATTATAAGCACCATAAGCTGTACCTGCTATTTGTCTTTGTCCAACACCTTCTTGATAATACTCGAAAGTATCACAAAGAGTATTTAGTTTCTGCATAGATATTTCAGCAGCTTCAAAAGCAGAATTGTTTCTTTGGAATAAACCATTATATAAGTTTAATTCATCTACTCTTTCAAATTCTTCCCCCGTAAGGAAAGTTGCCGACAGATACTTCTTTACTTCTTTATCCGATATTTTGGTCTTAAACAACACTTTGTACATATCTTCTTCTTCCTCTATCTTACGTTCAGTAAGACCGAGTATTTCAGGAACAGTAAGTATCTTAGTATTGACACCTCTATTATGTCTAAAAGATATATAGCTTTCAGCAGATATTTTAGCAGAATGAAGAGCGTTCATACAAATAACTCTTACAGGAGTAATTATCATTTGTACAGCACTACCACCATCATGGCTATTAGTAAAGACAAAATAATGTTGAATAGTATCATTAACACCACCAATATTAATATCCTTATCAAAACTAGCTGACATGAATATCTTTTGTCCATAACCAAAGTAACCTGCTCTATCAAGTTTAACTCTACCACCAAGAGCATCATCAAAGAATCCGAAAGCCATTTGATTCTGTACTACTTCATAACGAGACTTTACTTTCCCAAGAGGAATGTTAGAATCCGTACGATAAGTTGCAAACTCACCTGGAACATCAGCAAATTCAAACCCGTTAACTACATTAGGAAATATAGAACCGTCACGACTAGCACCATTATCGTGTGCTGGCATTTTAGCAGATAGCTGACATTTAGCAACTGTATAATCGAGTTTAGCTTTTACAATAGCTTCTTCTGTTGTCTTACAATCGCTAATGTCTACACCTATTTTACCTCTCCAAGCAATTCCTTTTGCTTTGAACTTATTTCTATAAGCAGAATCTCTAAAGTTAAACTCCATAATTATATGTATTTACTGATTTCTATCATAGCTTGTTCACGAGTACATCCAAAGGCATTCATAATTCTTTGAATAAGTTCTTCTACCCAATCTTCTACTCCAAACATATTACTTAATTATTAATGACGTATTACTTTCTTGTTTAGCAATAGTAAGGTCAGCATCCATACTCAAATTAGCTGCAATAATAGACTTACTAGTACAAGACTTAAATTCTACCTTATGAGGATTTTGTCCAATCCATTGAGCAAGATTAAAGTTAGTAACATTTGCAAGTTCTGATAGACGAATATGAATTGATATTTCAGTATCAATAGAAAATACATCATCAACAGTAACATCTACAAATGAAGATTGTTTAGATTCCTGCTCTTCTATGAGGGAACTTTCAGCTTTCATGTGAGCACTGATAATACGAGATAGATACTCAATACTAAGGCTTTCCTTAATTTCAGTACTTGCAAGATATTCAGTAACTATATCCATAAAATGTTTGATAATGTCAGCAATACGAACATCGTCTAACTTAGTAACAGTAGTATTACGAGAATAGACTTTATAAGTACTACCTTCAATTACTTTGTTACCGGACTTGCCCGTAGAACCAAACATTATAACAGCTTCAAGAACTGCTTCTTTAAGACGTTCAAGAGTATTATTTCTTGTTTTCTTAATTTGGTTAACACGAGCAACTTCGTCACTACATTCTTTAACGTCACATTGATAACGTTTAATTACTTGAAGATAATCTCTAATCTTATCTTTAAGATTATCTTCTGTAATACCTAGTTTAGCAACAATTTCTTCTGTTGCTTCACCTTCTTCGAGTTGCAAGATAATATCCTGCAACTCTGCTTTAATACTAAATAGACTACTTCCCATTATGTTTTGGTTTAAAAAACGGTTTATTTTCAGTACTATAACAATAGAAACTATTAGGACATCTCATACTTCCATACTTTTCACAGTTAGAACATGAACGAGTAACTTCTTTATTCTGTTCTTTAATAGCTTTCATAATAAGCTCACGAGAATCCCAAAGACTTTCAGAACCAACACTTAGATAATAATGTTCAAGCACTTCTTCATTAGACATCTTTTGAAAATCTACAATATGAGGAGTAGCTTTAATAACATCATCGAACTTATTGGTAACATCGTTCAACAGATTATATAGTTTACTACGAATAACTACATTATCTGTATTATTCTGTCTTATTCTAGCAATAAGAGCAGGAATTATCTCACTATTATGTATTATCTAATGATTTAATATATTTAATAGCTTCATCACGAGAATCACACAGCTTATCTAATTCGATATTGCGTTTCCAACCATCTCCTTCATTAGTAATAACAGTAACACCATACTTACCTTTGAAGGTTATACCATTAACTTCTCTATTATATAGACCATGCTGATTATCTTTTTCAGAACAACTTAGCTCTATAATATGATTGCCAATAGTATGATAACTATCAACAATAGGAGTAAAGAAATTACTTCCTTTGACTACACTTTGAAATATTTCAGCTCTTTCCATATTACTTAGCTAATAATTCATCAAGATAAGCATCTAGATTCTCGATAATCATATCTAATAATTCTAATTGCTTTTTTCCATATCATTAGATTAAAATGACCGAGAAAGTTATCAGTTCTACGAGTATAAGAAGCGTTACAATCTTCATAATTACTTTTAGCTTCTATACGAGTATTCTTTAAATCTTTTATAAGACTAGTAAGAATGAATACTTGTCTTTTCTTATCCTTCTTACTTATTTCAGATATTATATCAGAAATGCTGCTATTAATATTAAGCTCCATATTTACTTCCGGTTTGATTACGACACCATTCAAGATTAGACCAATGATTATTAGCACTATTACCGTCTTTATATCTAACATATTTATATACGTTAGGTTTAGGATTAGTAACAAATGCTTTAGCAACGAGAGTAGCTATAAATAGCTTAGAGCTATTACCATTGTGAAACAATGTAACATGAGGTCTTTCACAACCTTTACCACGATACCATTTAAGATAACGTTTACGATTATCAGACCAAACTCTTCCGTCTTCTCCTACACAATAGTTAGGGAATCCTGAAATAGTAACGAATCTGACTGTTGTTTTACTTTCTTCCATACTTTCTATTTAAATAATATGCACGACGTTTAGCTTCTTTAAAGGAATAAATCTTCCTATGCTTAATAATATGATTAAACAAGTCAATAGGAGCATAAACATCAGGAGTTCTTTTAATCTTACCGTTAAGATAATCATCAATCTTCTTATGTAATTCTTCATAGGTTATTACTATATGAATAATTCTAAGACCATGACAATAAGCGTTATTATCGTTAGGTTGTCTAACAACAACATATCTACCTTTATCTTCTCCTTCTTTCATTATCGGTTTTACAAATATAATCAATCTTACTAATAGACCAAAGAAAATCTTACTGTTTTTAAACATACGAAATTAGTGATTCTAAAGCTCGCTGTTGAACGTAAGGCAAAAATAATATAGTTGTTCAGGTAAGTATGGTAAATCGCATAGAGACGAAATATCGGGTATTCTCGTTGATTTCCCCCATAAAGAAGTGTCGTTACTGTATACTTCCGACAGTCCTCTTTGAGTATAAGCTAACGATTTATCTCACAATCAGAGTATACAATAGAAACACTAGCTTTACAAGGGAACAACAAAAACCCTACTGCCAATCTCTCGACTAACAATAGGGCAAGGCATCAAACCATTACTTACTTTAACAACTTATATACTACAAGGGTATCATCCTCTTCTTCTTTTTCTAACTTAACGTTAGTATCAGATGTAACACGAAGGCTTCGTATTATATCAGAAGCATTAACAAAATAATAACCATAATCTGAAACAGATACATTTCGGCATTGACCTTGAATATCTTCTGTAAGAAAACCTAGATATATTGATTCTTGTCCTTCGACTGGATCGAACTTAACCATTAATAACATCTTTAGTTTATCTTTCAGATATATGTCTTTTATTATCAGTTTCTTCTTCTTATAGTCTATATAAGATTTATTATAATTAACTTTCTTCTTCGATATTATTTGGTAATCCAGTAGGCTCATTATTAAGTATTTTTAAAACATTCCCATGACTTGGAACATTCTTCACTCCTGACCTACATCTATATTCAACAAATGCTGTCTTACCAATAAGTTTATCTTTGTTAAGAAGATAACTTTCACGAGTAGAAGCATCACCAATAGGCATACATTCAAAGGTTTCATTATTGATGTCATTACTAAGAACGAACTTACTAAACTTAGGTCGTTTAGCTCCTTCGGGAATAACATCAATAATCTTAAAGTTACCGTCTAATATTGGTTTACTTTTATACATAGTAGAATTACGTTTGCCAAATTGATATGTAGCATAAGGATTACGAAGAATAGCCCCTTCGAACTTAGCTTCAACAAAGATGTCTCGATATTTAATAATATCTTCGTCTCCATTAAGATTATCATAAGTATGAATAAGTACGAAATGTTTCTTATTATTCATGTGATAATCAAGAATAGCTTTAGCATTAACGTAATTAGGCATCTTAAACTTGCCAAACTCTGACTTCAATAATGATATACGACTAGTTTGAATCATATCATCGATAGCTAAGTCGTAACACCAAAATTGAAGAAAGCGATTATATGGACTTTTAAGATTCTCGGCAGCACTTAGAATATCATTTAGTTCAAGACCAGGAATATATAATTCTCCGTCTAATACTAAATTATCTTCCAACATACGATTGAACTGTCTGTCTGTAAGTACTTCATTCAGCATTATATTCTCTAATACCGGACACTTATATTCAAGTCCTTTACGACTACGAAATACAAGTCTTTTAATTTTAAAGAATCCTTCACCACGCATAACAGCAGATATATTACAACGAACACCATTAATCTTCATTTGAGCTAATAGTCCTTGTTCGTTATTGTATTCATATATCTTAGCTAACATAGGAAGAACAAAACCTTCGTTATTAGTATTGTACTTAGGAAGATAACAATTAAGATAATTAATTAAATCATCTTCATTTGTTATTTCAGCAGGAGTATTATCATATAATTCTCCTAATTCAGTACCACCTTCTCTACGTTTAGCAGCAACAATAGTTTTCCATTCTTTCTCAACACCTCTAGGTGGAACATATTCAGATGTAGTACCTATCTTACCGACAATACCATACTTTAGAATTATCTTATGACCTAGTATTTCTGCTGACCAAAAGATAGGTTTACCTTGTGCATTACGCTTATAAAGAGTAATACTTTTCGATTCACTCATACTTCTTCAATTTTATATTTATTAGGTTGTTCACGCATAAGACCAATAGCAACTTCTCTATCTATTATCATAGATTTATTAGTATCTATAACAATAATCCTGACTTTAGGATTAGGAGAGGGAGATGTAACAGATTTCAGTTCCTTTATGGGGGAAGATTTGGTAATCCGTTTACTAGTCTTATTAGTTCCCTTTTTCTTTTCGTAAACAATAGGAGGATTAACTTCTTCATATTTAAGATTAGCTTCATGAATCTTTTCAAGAGATTCTTTATCATAACCTAAATATATAAGAGCTGCCATTATCCATCTATATCTGAAATGAATAGTTTGAATATAAGGATAATTAGGTAAATCTAATTCGTGAAGATAACTAGAAATAGTATCACTAGTACCGTTAACTTTAAGATTGTGTTGAATCATTCTTATATCAAAAGCATCTAACTGATAACTAAACGGATTTACGTTGTTTAACTTCATTTGCTGTAAGTCTTACAATTATGTACTTTTTAGGTTTACCTATTCTCGCATGATAGAACTTGAAACACTTTAGATAATCAGTACTTTCAGTCCACTGTATAAAGTTTCCTTTAGATACAGATGTATTAGCTTCATAATTAAACTCTCTTGGAATCTTATGACTACTATACATATCTTTATCTAAGTAATTCTTAATGATAGCTAAGTGTTCAGGATTATCAAACTCAAAGTTACCATAAATCTTTATCTTAGAAAAGTCAATTGGTGTACCATCAGAAAGAGAGATACGAATTAAAGTATTAGGATTATCAACCATTTGTTGCTTAATATGATTAAGATACTTCTCTTCTTCATCTGTTAAAGGATACATAAAATAATAGCTATAAACATTTTCGCTATTACCGAAACTGTTTATAGCTATTCTCTTTAATGGAGCAAATGAATTAAAATCAATTACTCTACGTTCTTCTTGTGCCTTTGGAAGTGGCACATATTCTTCTTCTCTACTCATATTCAAATAATGATTCAGTTTGTTCTATAAACGAATTAATAGTTTCTCTTGAATACATACTAACTAACTCCGAGAAATCTTTAGCACCATAACTTCTTGGAATAACAATAGGTATAATACCATATTCTTTTCGTAATCTACGAGCACCACGTACTCCTGTCAGGTCACAATCGAAAAAAGAAATAAGTATTCCATTATCATTTAGCTTAGATTGAAGCCAGTTATATTCGTAATCTTTGAGAACATAGCTCTCCGAAGTAACATTAATTACTCCTATTTGAGACTCTGACAAATTCCCCCGTAAAGGATAGGAATGTAACCAGTAACTTAATGCTAGATTGTCCTTATATGATTTAGTAATAATAATTATATCATACTTAGGTTTATCAAGATTAAGTATTCCAACAAGACCATTATGATTAGTTATAAACTTGATTTCTCCCTTACTTCTATCTCGAAGAGGAAAATAACATTCGATATTATAAATACCGTTACTATCAAGTCCGGTAACATAAGCATAACAAGGGTCTGATTCCTTATATGTATATTTAGGACTAGGTTGACAATACCTATTAATATACATTTGGTCAACAGGATAGACAAAATGAGTATTAAGCCAATGTAGACTAACTCCCCATTGTCCCCAAATATTCTTATCGTTATTAGTCCAAGTTCTAGTAGCTATTTCAATAATTGGTTTACTAGCTTTGATTTTAGATATTACTTGTTTAAGTAAGATTTCATTTTCTTCATCTACTTCTCCATCATATATTATCTTACGGAAAGTATAAGCTATATGCTTTAATATATAATAGAAATCTGCCTTATTAGCAACATTTATATGACGACCAGTTTTAAAACTTAGTACATAAGCTACTAGGTCGAAACAATCACCAAAGAAAGAACCATTAAAATCACGAGCTTTTAGCTTATGTTTATTATTGAAAGCAAAACCAAATGTTGGATGATTATCAACACGTAAAGGAGAGCAAATAAGTTCATTATTTTCTACACAATTATTAACTACGGATATAGATATACCCATATATTTAGCCATAATCATTTCTTGACTAACCTTAGATAATATAAACTCTTTTGTTAAGTCTTGTCTTATTCCTCTACGCATAGTATAACTAGATAAAATAAGCCTAGCTTTTACACTAGGCTTATAACATTATTAACGAAATATATTTGGATTACTTAGAATGGAAGTCCACCATTATCTTCTGTTTCAGGAGCAAAAGCAGAACTTTCAGTAGAAACAAATCCACCTGCTACACCACCTGCTACACCACCTGCAAAACCACCCATAGGCATAGATGGATTAACAATTCCTGCACCCATAGGAATACCACCAATACCAGCAGCAGTTCCAAGATTAGGAGCTTTTCTTTGTTTAGACTGTACACCTTCCATTGGAGCAATACGTTCTTTAGTAATGTCGAACATTAGACTTGGTTCTTTGAAATGGTTAGCATCAAGCATAAACTGTTCTTCAAAGATTCCTTGACCTACAATATTTGGGAATACCAAATCGCCTTCTTCTGAACCTTGACCGGAGAAAGCCCAATCACCTTTGTTCTTATAATAACGATTAAGTCTGAACCAGAATTGTCTAGGTTTACCTGTCTTATCGAGTAATGCAGATTTACCATTTTCTCCACCTGTTTCAACAAGTTTAACTACATTGTCAAACAGAACTCCCCAAGCCTTGATAACATCTTCTACTTCAACTGGTTCATACTGACCATTATCGTCATAATCAACATAACCAAGTTCAAGCATTTCAGATTCTTCATCAGTCATTTCACGACCTTTGAATACAACCACATCAAGGAAGTGTTTTATCCAAGCAAAGTCCATATTAATAAACTTCTCTTTAGCACCGCCAGGAATATAGTCAACATTACTTTCATAGGGCCAAAATGTCTTACTAGCAACACGAACATCAGCAGGATTAGTATGAAGAGAAGTAGCTTCAATAACAAGCTGTGGAATAGCTTTTCCTGCAAATGCTGGACGCATATTGTTATCTTCCTTCATAGTTACCCAAGCAACACGAGCATGAAGATGTCCAACAAATAACCAAAGGTTATTAATAGCATCTTTATGAGAGAACTTCTTACGAGCAGTAGTTCTTGTCTCATTACTAATACCTCTACGACGCTTCTTAGTTGCAGTAGTTGCAGCATTATTAGCTGATTGATTAACTACTGGTTCTTCTACTTTAGCACTTTCTTCTTTTTGAGTACTCATAAAATTTGTTTTTATAAAGATTAATACTAACAACAACAAGTTGTACAGGCTTGTTGTTTATTGCAAAGTTTCCAAATATAATAATTTTTTAAATCATAGCCAAATAAAAAAGAGCTAAATTCAATTAAGAATTTAGCTCTTTATAATCTAGCTTTTATCTAACCGGAAGAAGTTCTTATTTAGAAGATTGACGAGCAATCGGTTCTTCATCGGCTTTGAAAGAAATCTTATAAGCGTTAACTTCAACAGTTTCTTTTTCATCACCAATAACTTTACCAGTTTCAACAGCAACTACGAACGGTTCGTTCAAGTTAACTTCAAATACACGGTTAAACTTCTCTGCTTCGTCACCGAGATTTTCTTTCAATTCCGACCACATTGAAGAATCGGAGAAAGTCAACGGCAAACCAAGACCAGTAAGATTGGAAGAAGTAGAAGTACGAGCACCGGAATAAGCACGAGTAGTAGGATTGTAGTCATCAATAGTAACTTCTTCTACTGACTTACCAACTTCTTCTGCGATTCTTTCTTTGTTAAGTTCAAATGCAGCCGCTTTCTGTTCAGCAGTCATACGAACACCTGCAAGTTTGATTTCTCCGTTCTTCTCGAACAAAGGTACACCTTTACAGATACCATATTCACCAAAGTTCTGAATAAGAGCAGCACGAGCAGCTTCTGTACCAAACTCAACATTGTTTTCTTCGCACCATACCATTACTTCGGCATCACGTTCAGCAATAGCTGCATCAATGTCAGCAATATTACTAACAAACTGTACGTTATCACCAGGAATAAGACCCATGATACGAGTTACTGCACCTGTCAAGCTAAACTTAGCTTTAGTACTGTTAGCAGTCAATGTAGGTTCGTTACTAGCTTGCATTACTCTCTTACCGCTTTGTACGGCTGACATTCCAAATTGAAGTCCCATAGTTGTAAAAATTTAAATGATTAATAATTATTAATACTAGGCTTAAAGCCTATTGGTATCTTAGTTTTTGTCTTATTTCGTATCTATTGATTAGTAACAGTTAGACTTCTATTACTATCAAATCTCTACAATATCAGCATCACTGATATTCATATTGTTTACTATCTTAGCTTCTGTTGTTTCCATACAACCAAGTATAACATCAGCAGCTATATCACGAGCAGCTAGTGTAAACGCTCTATGTCCAATAAGAGTTCTCATATATTTAGTATATGTATCTTTACTAGCAAGTCCAGCAGTTACAGCATCACTATAACTAAAATGTCCTATACTAGTAATAACTCTGTTATCTACTACACGAGTAAGTTTATATTCAGTAATATAATCACAAGGAACATTAGGTATTCGGAAGATTGGAACTAATCCCTTAGCTGCAATATCTTTAGCTTGTTGTTGATTAGCTGCAACCCCGAACTTATTATTTAGCTGATATTCCTTATATATAGTACCATTATAATCTTGATAATTTCTAACTGGATAAATACCAATTTCGTCATTATCAGAACTAGCATTAAATTCATCAGCTTCTTTCTTGCTTTTGAATCTCCTACAATACTCTGGTATCTTACTATCAATATAAACATTATTACCGTCTGTATATTCATACAGAGCTATATAATCTTTAGTGCATTCCCATGTTATAGCTGCCTTCAATAATAACGCTTTAATTAAGTGAACATCTAATGTAGTTTTACCATTAATAACTCCTAGATGTTCAATACAACTAGTAAATGGTAAACCTAGTTCTTTAGCACGACTATATATTGCAAGACCATCTTGAATAGTCTTAATACCGCACTTATCACTAGACATTACTGATTTCAGATACAACTCTAACTTACTCCTATCATCGGGATTGTAAATGTCTAGGGTATTCAGAGCAGAAGCCATAACCATACTATTATTAGTAGGTTTTGCTTTTGGTTCTGTCTTAGTTAGAGTTTTTTCATTCTCTGTCTTTACTTCTTCCATTATTTCAAAGGTCGCTTATTGATTACTCTACAAAGATACTAATTTCTTTTATAACTCCAAAGATTAGCATCTGTTATTCTCCTATTATGAAATCATTTTCATTATCTTTAACTATTTCATAGTCTTTTCCTCCTTTCGTTTCTGCTAGCTTCTTTTCTTCATTCGTACCTTTACAGTATACCTTATATATTATATTAGGTACGGAACTAAAAGATAGATTAGGTATTCGATATTTTAAGTCTCGTATTGAGCTGCAAAGAGGTGAAGTGAAAATCACTATATCTACAACTCCTATAAAGCTCGTATCAATAGAATTATTTGCCGACAATACTTTCATATAGTCGTCATTAAATAGCTCCAAATTTCGCGTTCTCTGCGCTCTTGCTTGCATGATTACTGGCTGTCCTATTTTAGCTCCCGTCTTATATACTTTCGGTTTACCTTTCTTATCATAAGCCTGTATTCCTTCCATATCATTATGATAGTTTCCGCAATAGTCATATTGTAAAATACTCATTCCAGTTTGGAATATCTCACCATTAGTCATAATAGATTTACCTTCATATTTTATATTAGCATTTAGGTACTCTGTTATCTTTCCGGCAAACACTCCATTCTTTGAAATAATAAGTATTCTTTTGCCTATATTTTCCTTAACTATATCAAGTATTACATCTAACTTAACAATATTATCAGTAACTACCTTAGTACGTTCTCTAATAATATTATAAGTTTGAGTAACTCTCTCAACTAAAGCACTAGGATTATACAGTTCATCAATTTTGCGACACATTGCATCAGTCATATCCATTTTAGCAGACCAACCATTACTTTCTGCTACTTGTAATCTACAAGTTTCAGCAGCAATATTAAGTCTAGTATTACCAACACGACATTCCTCTAACTTTTCAAAAGTACCAAATATAGTAACACTTTCATTAATATATTGGCTACATTTATCATAATAGATTCTATCAGCATCAGTTAGAATAACACCCTTTTGATACTCCTTTATGGGGGAATGAATAGAACGATTAATTAAGTGAGCATAATTAATTTCATATACTTTAGGAGCATACTTATACATAAGTATAGCATTGTCAGCAACACTATCAATAGAATTAGTAGCAAGTAGTTTAAACTTAAAATAGTTACCACTATATTTCTCTGCAATCTTTCTGAACTTCTTTACATTAATAGTAATAAGTACATCTTTATGACTACTAGGACTAGGTTTATATGGAGAACATTCTACATATTCACGAGTAAGTATAAGACATTTCTTATCAGTTATTAATTGTTTATGAATCTCTTTAAATTCAGAAGTATTATCAAGATAATAATTAATGTTAGCTCTATCTTCCATAGTCTCTGTTATAATAAGAGATGTTAAGTCAGGAGTTTTAGCTATCATTTTATCTAATACCATTGTAACGAAGTTCATTACACTTAATGGTTCGGATAGAATAACACTACCCACACCTTTATTAGCAGACCATTTATTAGCAGCTTCATTATAAATATCGGTTACATCGTTCATAATACAAGTTGTTCTGTATAATATTTAGGATTAGCAAGAACATAACTACGATTAAGAGGACTATGTAGAAGAATAATATCACTACTTACAAAATCATTCCAACCACAATCTTCAATAAGAGATAAGATTAAACATTCTAATACTATATTATAGCCTACTACCATTCCTTTAAAACTACCATAGTTAACTTCCCTTCCTAGATTATTTATACATATCTTTTCTATATCTATATTCAAGTGAGTTTTAGTTCTTCTTTATAAGCATTAGGATGAATATAAGCATAACTAAAGTTACCGTCTTCATTTAGTATAATAATGTTACTATCGTTTCCAATCAATTCGTAATTAGTAACAGGACTAAGAGAAACAATAAGATAATTAATTGCTATATTATAACCTATAACTTTAGCTTTGAAACCTTTATAATCAACTATTCTTCCTAAGTTGTTTTTGCATATCTTTTCTATATCCATTTTATCAATCAAATAAAGTATTTCTCATTCCATAGTACTTCTTAACTAAACGTTTACCTTTACCTTTATTATTACAACTTCGTTCTATTGGCTCTATAATAGCCATAGCTTCATTATAATAATATAAATAATTAACATTTAATTCAGATATATCAGTATCATCAACAGTATTACATATAGAAACACGTTGACCTGCACATAGAGAACTTTTCTTAACTTGTTCTTCATTATGTTCGTTCCAGCCCATACTCTCGACTTTCATCAATGTTCCCCCCGTAGAGGAGATGTAAAACCTTGTATTCCTCTGCACTACATCCGTTCTTATCTTTCCGTCTACGACATGAGTAAACTCTAGTCTATACTTATGATTAACATTTTGAGTACGACAGAAATCAAGAATAGATTTAGCATTTCTAAGAGTTTCCATTACAGGAGTTCCATTAATAAAGTATTCAGTAACACATTTAGCTACAATAGGAGAATTATATCCTTTAGATAAATCCTCTAAGAACATCTTAGGATTCATTCTACCTTTGAACTTTCTACCATTATTTGGTTTAACAGTAAGATAACTATTTACTCCTTCCGTAACATACTTAATATAAGGAGTAAATTCGCCAGTTAAACCAACTACTTTTTCCCATTCATGACAAAGATTACAATATAATTCGAACTTATCTTTAGGTATTATTGAAACAATACCGTCAGTATTAGCACTTATTATATGAATACCTGCAAGTTCAAGTTTCTCTATTAACATCAATAAAAACAACTGACCATTAATAGTAACTTGATACATTGCTTTTTTATCACATAAGAACGATTGTTCACTTCCCATTTTACCAAATATACCAGCATTTGCTACAATCTTTAAACAAGCAGCAGCAGTAGCATGTTTATCTCTTTCCATAATATCAAGAGATTTATCTTTAGCTAAATGTTTATGTTCTAATCGTTCATCAACAATAGTATCGGCTATACGAAACCATGCTTTAGGAAGTAGATGTTTCTGACATACTTTAAGACTTCTAATAATATTAGGATACATTGAATTAATATCGAAATCACAAATATATATATCAGAAGTACTAACTCCAACAGCACCATTACTATCGTAAGGATTACCAACAGTAATATCAGTAGCACCTGAATAATCAGCAGAACTATGGTAAATGTTCGGAATCTCGTTTGAGTGTAAACCGCCTGTTGCGATAGTGTATGACGTGCCCATAAAGGTAAATTCTCGGTCAAATTCGCCCTTTTCTCCCTTTAAGGTAAGGGAACGTATGCCTGACAAAATATCGTTCAATTCAGGGGTCGAAAATGCGATTTTATCTGACAAGATTTCGGAAACCAAGATTTTCCTACGTATTGTCTTAGTATCAATAAAGGCTTTAGGATGTAGACCAGTAAACTTACTATATAGTTTAACAATAACTTTATCAGCTATTGTACTTCTACTAGCAGAATACACATCTACTTTATATTCCTCACTAATACGATACCTTAGAAGAACTTCTTCCTGATTCATCCTGATTAACTCGGCAACAATATATACATCATTGTCGTTATAATCAGCCATTTCATTAAGATATTCTTTAGGAATAAATCGCTCAAATACATTACGATAATGAATGTTAAGTTCTCTATCAGTCATTCCCTTTGCTTCGGGTAATCTCTCGTGATAATAATGTCTATCTAAATCACCAATAGGTGGCATAGTATACTCTTTTAGATTATACCATTTAATATTAATAGAAGTCTGTTTAAGACTCTTATGATAATGGTCTAACCTAAATATTTGGAATAAATCTAAATCTCTAAACGCAACGTTATTGCGAAGTATAAGAGAAGTGAAGTTATCAGTCCAAAGAGTATCATTATTAGAACTACGAATAACTCTCTGTGATGTTTCATATAAGAATGTTATTAACTTACTAGGCTTATCAAATTGATTATAATACATAAGCAATGCACTTAACATTAAGCGGTCGTACTTCCGATTATTATATCCGAAATAGTCTGCTTTCTGTTGTAACCAATATAATAAACTGAATAAATCAGTATCATCATCTTCATATAAAACAAAACGTTTCTTAGGTATTGTTTCTAAACGTTGTTTTATCTCTGCAATAGTAAGTTTATCAACAAGAGGAATAGCTTTTCCATCATTATCGACACAATCACTAAATATTTTGAGATAACTACGTAAATCAACAAATACTACCGAGAAGTAATTTCTAGTTACTTCGACATCATAACACATAGAGTTCATACTTATACTTTATTTATTGTCCATAACACAAATATAAACGATTTTTACATCTACTACAAGCTGTATATAATCTACGAAGGGTTTCATCTATATTTCCCCAAGGATTACCAGTTCTAGTATCAAATACAATATCATTTATATCTACATACACATCAGCATAAGTACTTCCTTGTGCTTTATTTGCAGTAAGAGCAAAACCATAATCTAAATCACGACTGAATTTTATCTTATTAGTAGCTTTATCTAATAGATTAACTAATAATAAGTTTCTTTCCCTAAATTCATAGTATTCTTTCCAACGTTTAGTTCTATTATATTTATCAGCATTAATAGCATTATAAATATAAGATTCACCTAACTTATAATAAAGCATAGCATTATTAAAATCAGAATGGTCTACTACAAATAAAGGCTTAGTTCTATTACCACCATTAACTCGTATGAAGGTTACATTAAATCCATGAATATTATCTCTATTAGTAAAGTTCTTAATATCATGTATTATATAATCTTCGGAATTAATAATAATAGGTTCTTTAAAATCATCAATAAAAGTATTATAAGACATTACTAAATCATTCTTAGTTAGAATTGCTTTACCACTATCTTCAATAATATTCTTACGAATGAATTTATTCCAGTCAGACACAGATTTATTAGTATAAGTAACAAGACGACAAGTATCAACATCTCTAGTAAATTCTTCATTATAAAATCCGTCTATTACAAGAGATTGAAACTCAAACAAACCACAAGTATAATAACCCTTAGTTTGAGTAGAATCAAAAGCATACCGATTTCTATTGATAAACTCTAGGAACTTCCAAGTTCTATTATCAATATCCTTTCTTAATATTCTTAATAATTCACTAACAGGATTACTTTCTTCTTGTCTTACAATCTGCCTAAGAGTATAAAACTTAATATTATCGAAACAACGTGAGCGAGTTTCTTTAACTGGCTGGAGCTGGTGCGCATCACCCATGTAAATCAACATGCACTTAAACTGTTCACATTCTCTTTCTATCAGAGTTTTAAGATTAATACCAATCATAGATGCTTCATCAACAATATATAATTTATATTGTTTAATCTTCTTTTCAGCTAAAGGGTCAAAAGGAGGATTATTAACATCAAAATCAGTAACATCTGTATTAAGTCTTAAACCTAAGTCACTAGCAACAGTAGATGTAGCATATCCAGTAGACAAACGAAGAACACGAGCAGCTTTATGAGTAGGAGCAGCAAGTCCAATAACAGATTTAGCTAAACCACATCTCTTTATTACTTCACGTATCATATATGTTTTTCCAGTACCCGCAGAACCAATAAGAGCACGTTTATAATCGCCTTCAACATAACCTTTTTCTATAAAGGCTACAAGATTCTCATAAGCAATCTTTTGGTCACGAGTAAAACTATTCAAGACACTATCATCTTTTTTAGCATCATCAAACTTTTCAAAATTCATTGCATTTCAATAAAAATTTATCAATATTATCACGACATTTAAGAATATAACCTTTAACTGGTAATCCTATCTTAAATGGAATATAACAACTAGGCATAGTACAATAAGCATCAGTACATCTAACAATCTTAGTAGGTCTACCATGACTATTCAATGCACGAGTATATATTGTCTTAAAGCCTTTACATGAGTATGAACGTTCAGATAATGTAATAAGTTCATCAGTACCTTTAGGTTTGAACTTATATTCATTATTATGTAGAACGATAGTACCTATAACAATTTGCATTATTACTTTCTCACGAGGAATCTTCTTTTCCTCATTTATAGCAGATAGTTTAAAACTTAGTCCCATGATATTAGAAAATAGATTCATTAGGTTCTACACAAATACCAGTATTCTTACGAAACATTATTTTATATCTATCTGTATCTACATGTACTGGTAATGGAATAATTTCACAACATCTATCGCTATGAACATCTATAATAATACAATGATAAACATTACAATCTTTATCGTGAGATATAACAGCTTTAAGTCCTTCAAAATATACTTCTAATATGCCATCAGGATTAATATATTGTTTTAAGTTTATAACCATATTAATTAGCTTTAGTTTTATATATTTCGTATAACTTATTAAATTCATCAGAGGGCATACATACAATAGGAACATTAGTATGCATTTGGTCTTTAGGAACAATACAATTTCTAGCAGTAACTATTCTATCGTCTTCAACAAACATAGTTTCAAGAACTAAACAATTACCACCGTCTAGTATTTCCTTACACTTAGGACAGACATATATTTCGTCTGTACCAAATACAATAAGCTCATCACCACAAACTAGACATTTACCAGTTGTGACAATGAGCTTACCATTATTTTGTTTAAACTCATTTAGCTTTGGCATAACTAAAAATACGTCTCCTTTCTTCCATTCTAACGAGTTTAACACTTTCAAATACATTAAGAGTAAAAACTACTAACTTATAGCTTTTCTCTTGTCTTCCAAGTTTTACTTTCTTTTTAATCATTGCGTTTAGTATTTAATTATTATTTAATAGGAGCATCTGACCGCTCCGCTTCGCTCCGCTTTCTTCCCCCGTAAAGGGACAGTGCTTCTCTTACTTTCTTCCCCCGTAAAGGAACAGTGCTTCTCTTACTTTCTTCTTTATTTCATTTAGAGTTTCACTATTAACAATAGCATTATTGTTTCTTACTTCATCACTACACAAAGAATTACTATATAAAGTTTTACTATATAATTTTTTTACATTGCTTTCAGTATCATAAATGAATAAATAGAAACCAACATAAGTAGTAGATTTAGCTCTACCAAGATGAATATCAATAGATAGATATTCTTTACCTAATACTTTTACCTGCAACTTTTGCAGTTCTCTAACTAGTTTAATAAATTCTTTTTCTTCCATGTCGGTATATAGTTTTAATTAATAATCATAGAAAAAGGAGCAGACGCTTCTGCTCCAAGCTAAATAATTAATATTTATAAAAGTCCTAATTCTATCTCACGACAGTAATTTAATTAGGGGTAAAAATTAAATTAAGTTCTCTTCTATCTCACGACAGTAATTAATAAACTTGTAACAAACACAAATACTATGTATTTATAGCTGACATTTTACGAAGAGGATTTCCCTTACTTCAACCATTTGGTTAATGTTTCAACTTAGATTAGTCATCATCAGAGCTATCAGAATAAGTAATAGTACGATTCTCACGAACAGTACTATTCGATTGATAATTCCATAAAACCAATAACTATAATTCTCACGAACAATAGTTATTATATTACAATACGACAAAATTTTAGTTTAACTAAAACAGACAAACAAAATATTAATCTTTATATATCTTACGATAATCTACACAGTGGTACTTAGTATTGATTTTAAGAAATCCTTCAACTGTGCTAACGGCTTCATCAAGACTATTACCTTTATAAAGAGTCATTGTTTCACCATTGAAAGAATTTCTAAGTCTATTATTCTTATCAAGAATAACAAGGTTAGTACGAGTATAGAATGCGGAATAGGTATTAGTTTGTTTCTCGTGATACTTCTTACAAAGATTATCATAACCTTCCATTGTTTTATCACGAAGTTCTTCCATGTATTTGACATAATCAGTCATTATATCATCCCATTGTTCAATAGCTTTAATCTTATCTTCAATAGGATAATCAGCTTCAAGAATATCATTAAGAATATCATTTAATCCTTTGACATTAATAGATTCTATATCTTCTTTAATCTTATTATTACATTCTCCGGAAATAAAACTTCTACGATAATCTTCTTTAATTTTATCAATAGTTTCGGAATCAGAACACATAGCGGCAGCAATAATAGCTTTAATAATTTCTTTCATTATAATAAGTTTTATAAGTTAGACAATAAAAAACTCTACTAATATTACTCTAGTCTCACGACCTGAATAATCTTAATAGAGTGGAAACCGACATTTATTTAACCCTTTTGTCAGATATTAATTAAATAGAGTACGTATCGGCATTATACTAAACGTAAAATAATAACTGCAACAGCTCATAGAGCAACAAGAGAAGCAATAACAAAATCAACAGTATTATACTGTCTTTTAGCTTTAAGCTCTTCGTAATCTTTATTAGCTTTATCTAACTTAGATTCAAGATGCTCAACACTATCACTAAGAGCCTTATTATTATTAGCTTCTAATTGATTCTTTGCAGAATTTAATTTAGAAACAGTATTGCGAAGAGCTTTATCTTCATTACAAATATTCTCATACATGACCTTATAATGATTAAGACCAGCATCAGACTTTTCATTAGATTTACGTAGACGAATAACTTCTGTCTTTAATTCGTTAACTGTTGGACGTTTCTTACTAAGAACATCGACTTCTTTCTTTTTCATTCATAACTATTAGTGTTTAATTAATCTTCAATATGAGTTATATCTAAGTCGAGGTCTATGTTATCCTCGCTTAGAGTATTTCCAGTATTCCAATTATTAGCCATCTCACAGTCGAGATAGTCTATATCGGCTACTAAACCACAAATAGGAAATTCTACACCTTCGTCATACATAATCGTAAATTTTGTAATACAGATGCAAGTATAGCAATAAATAATGGAAATACCAAACAATAATGATAATATTTAATAAACATTACTATGAGCTATTTCATATTTGAATTTCTCCACTATATCATAAACAGATATATTAGAACAATTCAATAGAGTATTAATAGTATTAGCAGTACATTGGTCTTTACAAGTGATATTAAAATTATCATAATTGAACTTACGAACAACATTAGGACTAGCTTTATGAATATAATAAATATCCATAGCAGAGACATCGAAGTCTGCAATATCATTTTCGTATTTATCTAATACGTCTTTAAGAGATATATAATATCTACAATCACCAATAGCTCTAGCAGCACTAGCAGTATCTTTAAATCGAATAAAGAAATCAGAATCAATAGAATTACGAATAGTTAGCCATTCAAAATCTAGCTCGTATTTTTTATATGGTTGAACATAAAGTCTCATATCATAAAGCACTCGTCTAAAAACTCTTAAAGCATGAGTTCTTTCAGCTAGTCTAGAAGTCTTTTCTTCCAATTGTTTATCGAGCTTATCAATATCTTCTTTAGAACGGTTTAATTGAGTATTGAGTTCCTCATTAACTTTAACAGTAGCATTAAGAGTATCTTCGATATTCTCTAACTTAATAAGACTATTAGTTTTCTCTTCAATAATCTTATCCTTCTTTACAATAATATCTTTATATTCATTTTCTTGCTCTTCGATTTGATTACGTAATTCGGTAATTCTATTACCGCTATTAGTAAGTTGTCCTTCAAGAAACTTAATACGTTCAGTTAACTCATTATTATTAGATTTAAGAGATTCAATCTCATCACAATCTTTAATAGTATAAGTATTGCCTAAATTAGCAATCTCACTAATAGAACCAAGTGATTGAAAATCTAAATCAATAATACAACCACTTTCTTCAACAATAACAACTCCATTAGTATGAGATACAAGAGTTAGATGCTTTTTATCAATTACAATAGCTTTCATAAATACAAGTATTAATTATTAAGAATTTAATTTTAAAAGTATACAGTCTCTATATAATATAAGAGACGAATAGAACCAATAACTATTATATAAGTAATAATAGCCTGAATCAAAGAGTAAGTGATACGAACTTTCTTATAAGTAAGATAGTTAAATATCAAATAACAGAAGAATATAACTATCCAAATCAAAGATAGAAATATATGGAACTGATAATCTATCATAGTGAAGTAATATCAAATAATATTAAGAATATACATAAAGTAGACGCAACTATTATTAAAGCGAATAATGTAGTAAGAAGAGTAATCTTAGTGTTAATAAGAAACTCACCGCATTTAATAAGTGCGATAATAAATAGTAATGCTAAAACAGTAATATCGTAGTTAGACATAATAGTATAAGTTAATAAGTTAATAAGTTAATAAGTTAATAAGTGGATAAGATAGAGAGCAGAAGAAGTACAGTAATGTCACTCCTTTATGGGGGAGACAGCGAGCTTTGCGAGCGTTGACAAGCCAAGCTACACAACAATACAATTATTAATAATAATATTACCAATAATGTTACTTCTGTTATCAGTTATAATACATAGTATTGTTATTACCGGAATAGCTCGAACTACTATTGTCAAAGACAATGGTAGTGACGCTCTAACAATAACAACTATAATATAATAGTAAACAGTATAGTAGATAATATAGTAGACAATATAATAACAGAGCTATTACTATTAAGGACTAATATCTATGATATTAGGAACTTAAAATCAACAATAACAATTGGAACTAGGACTATTAGTATAATAACAATAGGTCTATCCTAAGGACTACTACGATAGTAGTAGGAACTTAGTACTGACAATCAACAACCAACAGTAACAATAGACAATATAATATCTAAGTAATAGTAAGGACTATTATAGGGACTATTATAGGGACTATTATAGTGGAAATATGATGATTAGGATTCAAATCCTAACTCTAAGACTATTAGAACAAAGTTCTAATCGGATTAGACAATTAACAACCAACAACTATCAATATAATAGTAAGGACTAAAACTATAATAATCATGTCTAATAATAGGTTTATTATATAAATATGATTCAAATCCTGACTCCATAAACGGAATGGTAGAAGTAGTAGTTCTAACATTGTAGGTAAGAGAAGTGAGTTAGAATGAAGAAGTAGAGGTAGGAGAGGGAGTAGTACCACTACTTAACCAGCTCATCGCTCTTATCTATATCCTATTACTATTCTTACTCCACTACTATTATCTCACTCTATTGTCTACTCTACTATCTAGCTTAACGAGGAGCCTTAGCGACCCTTCCGAGCATTGATGTTGTCAATACTAGTAATAGTCTTGATACTATTGATATTATTGATACTATTTGTTGTTATTGGTGTGATTGTATGAGCTTGCTCCTATTGTCTACGACAATAGTCACCGACCTTGCGGACGGTCTTTTCGACCCCTATATATATATATATTATAATTATATACTTACGTATATAATATATATATATATAATATAGACGCATCTGATTCTGTATCAGATTTTTCTAACTCTGCTATTAGTCTCATTACTCTTGCTTAACGTGGAGCTGCTGCGACCCTTAAAGTTTTGATGTGGTTTTGCAAGGGTTTTAGCTTATCAGTTGGTTAGCTTCGCTTATCAGTTGTAGCATTTCGCTTATCAGGTGACTAGTGTCGTTTCCAATCCCGATTAGCTTTGCCGGACGGCTGTGCCCGAAGGCTTTGCCAGACAGCGAGCATAAGTCGAGAGTATTGTCGAACACGTAAGTCGAGAGTATTGTCGAATACGTGCCGAATGGTGTGACTTTAGTTTAGTAGTGGAGATTTCTCTCCACTACGTAACTGGTTAAGCAGCACCCTCTGCATCAGGTTGGTATTTAGCCAACATGTCAGCCACGAGCATTTCGTCCGCAAGGGACAATGCACGCATACTAAGTTCGTACGGGAAATACTCGTAACGGTCGTGTTCATTAACACGTTCCTCTTTAGCTATTCTAGCAGCGAATGGGTTAACGAACACTTCACCTTGTGCAAGCACGTGTCCAAGCACGCTAATACGTGCTTTCTTAAAGATAACGTGTAACACTGACAAAGGCGCTGTCATAACAGCATTGGCGAGCATTGGCTCACCTTGTCCCTTGAGAATCGCAGATAACTGAATACGAGTAGTAAATATATTACGAGTTGTAGACTCGACATAAGTACCACTAGCAGCATCTTTAACAAACTGTGGTATGTTGCGATTAACAACCACAGTAAGAGCACCAGCATAACGAGCACTATTATCAATGATATTAGTAATCATCAGACTGTCATGATTCTCAAAATCAGGACGGTCAAGCAACAGACGAACAATATCGTCTGCTTCCTGTCCTTGATACTCGGATAGGTCAACTATACGAGCGTCAATAGCTTCATCAGCAGTTTCATCAGTAGCATCATCAGTAGCAACTGTTTCAGCGTTAGCACTTGCTGCATCAGCAGCTTCTTTTGCAGCTTTTGCAGCTGCTTCGGCTGCCTTTCTAGCAGCATCATTAACTTTAGTTTCCATAATAAAATGAAATTAAATGTTATAAATCAGTCGGCAACTGTTCAACCAATGTGCATCCCGACTACACACACAATGGCAATATGTTTAAAGTCATTTGGTTTGATAGTAACTGCAATATGTTTATAGTCATTTGGTTTGATTAAGCCAATAGTTCTTTAACAACATCGTTAGCATCTAGTATCAATACTAACACTACTAATAGTATTAGAAAGCTATTCACATGGTTATCATACAACTTAATGTAACTTAGATGCATGAATACTGGTACACCTAGCATACTCAATGCCAAGTGTACCACTTTAATCTTATCACTCATATTCATACGTATCTAGTGTAATAACGTGAACAAAACTTGTCGTAGGTTTCACCTGCACGACCATACTTTCTTCAATCCCGTTTCTGTTTATTAACCATAGACAGATAAGTAGCAGTAGTCATAGCTATTGCTATTGATAGTAACAATAGGAATATCATAAGCATAAGTATTTAATTAAACATTTATATTAATAGCAATATGTTTAAGGTCATTTGGTCTTGACGGGGGTATTGGAATTGGTTTGAGAGTAGGGGGGCGGTAGTGGTAGGAGCTTCACCTCGATAAAAATATACTCACGAAAAATATTATTTTGTGGAGTAGAATCAATAGTAGCATTTCTAGTAGTAATTCTAATATTGTCTCTTAGTCTATTTTTTATAGTATTCCTTATAATGCCTCTAATCCTATCTCTAATAGTTCTATTATCAACATTTCTAATTCTATTTCTAATAGTAGTTTCAGTCCTATTCCTAAGCTCATACACATTAGTACTTCTAACAATAGTTCCTAATTCTTTCTTTCTAGTACTTCTAATTCCCTTTGTATCTATTGTTGTTAGTAGTCTAACTCTTCTTATAGAAGAATTATCCTATTAGTTAGTTCTATTAGTCTAATCAATTCCTTTAAGTCCTTAATTAGTCTTACTTATATTATATAGTATTAGTTGTCTACTGGGTCTTATTGTGTAAGCCCTTTCTCCTCTTCTATCGAAGAGTTCGAAGATTTAGCATTAGGATTGTAAAAATAGAATGGTAAGATTTAGTCGATATTTTGGTTAAGTAGTAGACTTGTATTAGAGTGTGTACTAATGTGAACTAGTGTGAATGGATGTGAATTATACAGCGAATACAATTCTAAAGGTTTTTTAACGAGTTAGATATTGATAGTACGAATATTATTCGTATACTTGTACTATTGATGACTAGTGCTTATATTACTCTTAGTAATGCTAGTCAACTTAATTAATAGTATTAACAATCTAATTAAAGTAATCATGTTACACTTAGAGAACAAAACTAAAGGAGAAACTTTCCTAGTTCCTCAACACATTGGAGAAATTGATTTCAAATATGTTTCTGACCGAGTTAAAGACATAACTCCGTTTAAGCATTTTGGTATTGTTGCTATTATTCAGACTGCCAAACTTCGTGAGATTATCAATCCTGATTTAAAGGGTACTGGTAATACTAAGTTCATATTAGTTAAAGCTAATTATGGTGACGATGTTAAAGAGATAGATAGAGCTTTTCTTAATCGTTTCTTATATGTTGCTCCGTCTGACGTATTTACTGGTATAGATTGTAATCCTCGTAGTAATGAACTTACTCCTTATAATCTTGCTGAATTTATTCGTAGTGACCAAGATTTAAATCTTAGTATTGCTCGTGGCGAGATATTCCGTAAAGTCGGAAGCGGTTCGGTTATTAGCCTTCTCGGTAACGATGTTACTCCTGCTACTGTTGAAAAGAAAGGAGATAATGGTAAGTTGATTACTACTATTGCTGAAACAGTAGTTTGTATTGGTTATAAGATTGTTCGTCTTTCTGATATTCAAGGACAGAATACTATTGAAGGTCTTCCTGCTAGTGGTAAACCACAGAAATTTATAGTAGCTACTAATTTACTAAATATATAAACTAGATGCCTTCTATTGATTTAAAAGAGAAAAAGGAGTTATTAGTAACTCGTCCTGATATTATTGGTTTATTAGGTGTTACACCTCTTGAAGCTGAAATAATAGATGATATTATAGATAATATCGAAGACCAAATTGTTGATAGAATTAAAAGTCTACAACGAGTTTCAATTCCTTTTATTGGTGGATTTATTGTTAATGAAGCCAAGTTAGATGCAATAGAACATCACCCTGTAATGAAGGCTAAAAGGCAAGAACTTACTAATGAAGAATATTGGAAATTTAAAAAGCAATTAGTTACTACTCGAACAATTCAACGTAGTAAATTTAGAAGTAGAACTTCGATAATATCTCGAACTGTTAGACTTAATCGTAAGTTAGCTGCAAGGAAACTTAGAGAGTTTAATCAAAATGAAAGGTCTTTTAAATTATATATGTACTTCTTTAGTAAGATGAAGCCAGTTAATGATTCTGATTACTATATTGAACTAAGAAATAATAAAGGTTATGATTACGAAGATTGCCCCTTTGGATTTAACAGGTATGATTAGCGTTGATGAGCAAGGTTATCCCTTTGCTCCTAACGTTTATCAGATACAGGATAAAGATGTAAGAGAGTTATATCTTCGTGATACTAGTGAAGATAAACTTCGGTATCTTAAAGAAGCCGGAATTATCTTTTATTTAGCTGACCCTAAGTCTCCACCTAATCAAATGGGATATAGTCGTCCCGAAGCCTTAGCATCTGCTAGAGCTAATTATGCTCTTCCTAATGATTGGCAGCCTGATGCTCTTATTCTTCGTCTTATTGATAGATACCATGAAGATAAGATGGGTGTTGCAGGTGAAGCTCTTGAAACTATTCTTAGAGCGGTTCATAATAGTTCTCGTGCAGCTAATATCCTTAGTGAACAACTTACTAATAAACTTAATGCAGGTATACAAGCCGAAGATACTTTACCAGTTATTGATTTGATAACTAAGTTAAATGGTATTATTAATATCATTCCTAATCAGATTAAATCTTTAGGTGAAGCTAAACAAGCTGCTGCTCTTGAAATAGAACAGAAGAAAGCTCGTGGCGGTAAAGTAGTTACTAGTTCTATGTCTGCTAAAGACGCTAGTGATTTGGAAGCTCAAGTAGAAGCTCAAAAGAGAGAACTAGGATTGGTAAGTGATAGTATTGTTAACACTCCTTTACGGGGGAAATACGAAAGTACAAAATGATACCAGTTAAACCTGAATATAAGCAAACTAAGTTATACTTTGATGAACCTACTCATAAGTATACTGATAATTGTGGTAATTCTTATATTAGTGCTACTACTATTATTCATTCGTATGTTCCTAAGTTTGATTCTAATTATTGGGCTAAATACAAAGCTAAAGAAGAAAATACTTCTATTAAAGATATAAAGAATCAATGGGATAGTATACGAGATAAAGCCTGTGATATGGGTAATGTCTATCATAATAGTTTTGAAGATGGTATTCGTCAGAATAGTAAGTTCTTTAATGCTATTAAATATCTGAATAAACAAGAAAGTAAACAAATGGTTACTGTTGCTGATTTAGATGTTGTTGATAGTCATGTAAGACTTCTCGATGTCGATGCTTTCATTGAACATACTGAAAACAAATATCCTGAAATATATAAGGTATTCAAGTTCTATACTGAACGAGATTATAAGATATATTCAGAAATAGGAGCATTTCTTCCTAAATATCTTCTTAGTGGTACTATTGATATATTACCTATAAGAGAAGATGGTTTTGTTATTCTTGATTGGAAAACTAATCGTACAGGTCTTAGATTTCAAGCAGGTTATTATAAGAAGGATAAAACTGTTCGTCCAGTACAAGAAACAGATGAATGGATTCATAAACCCGAAGATGTTCTACTTCCACCATTTGGCGGTCTACCTAATTGTAATGGTACTACTTATGCTTTACAGTTAAATCTATATGCTAAAATGGTTCATCTTATTACTGGTTTGCCTTGTCGTGGTTTAGCTCTTTGTCATATTGAAGTTCCATTTGTTCTTAACCAATATGGTAGACCTCAAAGATTTAAAGACGGTTTTCATATTGATGAAAGTAAAAGTGAAACAGCTAAGTGGTATAAGATTCCTAGATTAGAACCTGAAATAGATACTATGCTTAATATCCGTTATCAAACTGTTAATGGAAGTCAGAAACAACAAATGAATTTATTTGTATAATATAAATGTAATATCATGGCTAAATATAATAACTTATTAATAGATAGATGTCGTACTGTTGATTGGAGAAAGACATTAGAGAATAAAGGTTATTCTTACTTTGATAAAGGTAAGTATAATCTTAATCTTATTGGTGTTCGTTCCAAAGAACATGGTAATGAGTTCAATGATGTTTTTATAATTGATTATTGGACAGCTAATGGTAATAGATATACTCCTATATATCCTTGTACTACTGACCCTGGTTATAAAAGTCTTACTAATCCTGTTAATATTAAAGGTTGTGCAATTCTAGTTCCTGGTCAGTATCGTGGTTGTTTTAAGAAAGGTTATCATAAGGGACAATATCTTGCTCTTGTTCAACATAAACCTGTTAAAGTATTCCGTGATGCTAATAAAGACTTTTATCTTGATTGTGATGAATCAATAATAGAAGAAGGAATGTTTGGTATCAATATTCATAAAGCAGGAGAATCAAGTATTGTTGTTGATGGTTGGTCTGCTGGTTGTCAAGTTCTAGCTAGAAGTATGGATTTTAGAGAACTTATGAATATAGTTAACTTAGCAATTCCTTTGTGGGGCGATGTATTTACTTATACGTTGTTAGAAGAAAAAGACTTAATAATATGAAACTAAAGAGTATTGGAATAGGACTATTAATAGTAGTAATCCCGTTTGTTATAATTGGAGTATTAAACAATTTTGTTTTTAATAAGGAAAATGTAGAAGTCCCGCTTATCGTTCCTGATACTATATATCAGGAAATAAAAACAAAAAGAGATAGTTTACAACTAGTAATAGATTCTATTCTCAATACTCTTAATAATACTAATCAGTATGAGAAAGAATTTGATAAAGCAATTAGTGATACTGATAGTATTGCTATTCTCGAACGCTTCATATATCTTGTGTCAAAACCAATCAGAGTTGAGAATCCAAAGGTTGGAGACGAAGGTAGATAGCTTACAGCAATCACACCTCTTTACGGGGGATGGCGGAGCGAAGCGACGCCTAGATAAAGAAGTATTAAGAATAGCCAATGCAAAGTTAATACTTTCAGAAGAGTATAAAAGTCAATATGAATCCTACAAGAAGTTATACGAACTAAAAGTTAAAGATAGCTACTTGCAGGATTCTATTATATCTAAGCAACGTGAAGAAATAAAGAGGATAACAATACTAGGAAATCAAGCTATTGTTAATCTTAATAAGGAATATAATAAGTCTAAAAAGTATAAGAAGCAACGTAATGGATTCATAGCTAGTACAGGTGTGCTAGCTATTCTTGTTGCTATACTACTAAAATAATTAATTGTAAGCTATGCAACTGTCTGAATACCCGTTCTTCATGTATTATTATGAAGAAGATAAAGGAAAGAAATATAAGCACGCAAGAGACTGTGGATATAAAGACCCATTCGACCATTTCTTAATAGGAGAAAGCGGAGGGTTCTTAATGAATATTGACCCACATAAGCGTTTTGTTAATACAGACCTTTTACGTCCTGCTGCTGTTACTTATGAGAAAGAAGGAGTTTATACTAAGTTTGCAGTAGATAGTATGCCTCATATAAACTTTCGTAAACAGGAAACTCTACGTAGACTTGTTGGTTTTAAAGCTCCTTGTCTTATGGATACTAGAACTGGTGAGATAGAAGATGTCTATATTACTGGTGAACATTATAATTTTATTAATTATGGTCGTATTCTTAAACTAGATACTAAAACACTTCGAGTAGAAGAAGGTAAGGTTACTGGTCGTAAGATAAGAGGATTTCCTAGATTTATTGATTGCCAGTGGTGGTACTTCTTAATCAAACAGTTCTGTCGAGAAAATGGTATGTTTCTTATCAATGATAAGACAAGGCGTGGTGGATTTAGTTATATGGAAGCTATTGGTTCTGCTAACTTTATCAATCTTACTCCTAACCGTGCTGTTATTCATGCGGCTAGTGATAATAAGTTTTTGGTTCAATCAGGAGGTCTATCTGACTTTATGAAGAAGCAAATTATCTTCTATGAATCTAATACTCCTTTTGCTAGAGGTATAGCTAAGATTGATGCTAGTGATTTTATCTTAGGTTATAAAGACCCTAGTACAGCTATTATAGATGATAACAGTTGGAATAGTGCTTGTATATCTGTATCTACTAAGAACAATCCTTCCGCTGCTGTTGGTAAAGATGCCGGAGAAATCAAGTGTGAGGAAATGTCAGAGTTTGAGAACTTCGATGATTTCATGGATGTAACTGAACCTACTCTAAAGACTGGTTCTGTTACTACTGGTTTTCTTAATGCTTGGGGTACTGCTGGTAAAGCTAATGCAGGTTGGGTAACATTTGAGCAAAACTTCTATGACCCTAGAGGTAGAAACTTTATGGCATTTGAAAATGTATGGGATAAAGATAGTAGACCAGAAGTATGTGGTTACTTTAAACCTTATTGTTGGGGACTTGAAGGTTATAAGATTGGCGATGATAATCAAATCGCTACTCTTACTTCTCTTGATGATGATGGTAATTCTGATATAGCTCTTGGTTTTCAAATAGCAGAAGAAGAACGTGCTGCTGAAAAAGCTAAGAGTAAATCATTCGCTAAGTTTATTAGTTATTGTGGGCAGTATGCTAATATGCCTAGTGAATCATTTAGTTCTGTAAGTGAGAATATATTTAGTAGTGAGATATTAGATGAATGGGAGCAAGAACTAAAGATGTCTAATAAATATAACTTCTATATAGATGGTAAGTTTGTAGAATATGATTCGGATAACTTCGAGTTTATTCCTAATGAACGTATTGCTGCTACTGGTGGTGTATTTAAGAAAGACTACTTTGATTATATTAAGAATGTTCCTCGTCACTCTAATGAAGACCCTGAAGGTTGTATTCGTAAATGGTTTAATCCAATTAAAGTAGAATATATAGATAAAAAGACAGGTCAGCTAACTAAAGGTACTCCACCGGGAATATATAGTATTAGTTATGACCCTGTTGGTATTGATAAAGATAAGAAAGAACTTACTAATAAACATTCACATAATAGTATTAAAGTTTGGATGAATCCTTGTATATACAATGGTTATCGTCCTAGATTGTGTGCTGTATATTATGGTCGTCCTGATGAACTAGAAAAAGCAGATAGAATCTGTTATTACTTTGCAGTTACTTATAATTGTCTTGGTACAACTAATGTCGAGATTAATCGTGGTGAAACAGTTAGTAATTTTAAGAAGTGGAAAGCTGTTAGATACTTAGGTTATCATCCAGTTCATTTATGGGACACTAATATTAATACTAAGAAAATTAATACTATTGGTTATGATATTAGTAGTGAAACAGTTAAACTTGATGGTCTTCGAATGTTAAAGGAAATGTTGTATTCCCCTATAGGGAAGTTCGAGGATGGTCGTGATATGCTTGTTCTTCATACTATATATGATTATCAGTCAATACTAGAGTTAAAGAAATGGTCTAATACTGGTAACTTTGACCGTGTATCTGAAATGATTGTTCGTGGTATTGAATGGGCTGCTAATGATAAGTTTGCTAAAAAGCAGCTTGAACATAGACAGAGAGTGCAAACAGAGAAAGAAAACTTTTGGAATCGTAAACGTTATTAATTATGAGTTGGTTAACAGAAAGCAACAGGTTAAAACATTTCCTCTACGCAATTCCATGTGGATTACTAGGAATAATGTTAGTAGTAGGCTTAGCCGTAGGCATGGAATTTAAAGATAAAATGTATGGCGGTAAGTTTGATTTCTTGGATATTTTAGCTACATTGCTTGGCGGAATGATAGGATTCGTATTAATGCTAGTTATAGTAATAAGTACGGGTGCTATTAATTGGTACATTAATATACTTATTAAACTAAGCGAATTGTTATGATTGATGCTAAGCTAAATGCTCGACTTGGGGACATGCCTAAACAGCGTGTCCCTAATTCTGAAAAGGATGAATACTGGGCTGGTAGAACAATAGATTATTGTATTGCTGCCGGACTAGCATGTAATGATAGAACTAAGACAGAACAGCTTCTTGAAATACTTCATGGAGAAATGCCTGACGAGTTCTATCGTAAAACACTTAATCCTTATAATGCTACGAAGGAGAACTTTAAAAGGTTTCCTGCTACTCTAAGGAATCTTGATATTATTAATGATGTAGTTCGTCGTTATTTATCAGAATACGTTAAATCTCAACATGAATTTATTGTTGGTGCTAATAATCCTGAAATCATTATGGCTCGTGATGCCGCTATTCGAGAAGATATAGTTAAGCGAGCCATGTTAGCATTTCAACAAGAACTTCAAAGGAGAATACAGCAACAACAAGCTGAAAATGCTCAACTAGAAGCTCAAGGACAACCAATACAAGAGGTTGACCCTGAACAATTAGCAGCTGATGCAGAAGAGTTTGAAAAGAATTTCGTTGATAATTATATAGATGAAATAAGTGCGCAAGCTCAACAACTATTAGAAGTTATTGATGATGTTCTTAATAATGAGACAATAGTTCCAGTTGAATACTTTAACTATATCGTTACAGGGGAAGTTTATAGCTTTCATACTGTTCGTGGTAAGAAACTAGTTAAAGAGTGGGTTCCAACTACCGATATGTTTCCTGTTCCTAATGGAGAACAAATGGTATCTAAGTATGATATTGTAGCTCGTAGAATGTTGATGAGTTATAATCAAGTAATAGACCAGTTCTCCGATGAACTATCAGATGAAGAACTAGAGTTTATAACTAAATATTATAATCCTAGTACAGTCGGTGCTACTCGTACACTTAGTCTCAATGCTTATAGTTATTATTTTCCTGAAAAGTGTAAGAGCTATGAGAACGATAATAGAGAGATATTTCCTTCTGATGGTTATGATTTAAGATTAAAGAACGGAGAACTACTTGAAGTATGGCATGTTAATTGGAGAGGTTATACACAAGTTAAGATATTGAAATATGTTAATGAAGTAGGATTAGTTGATGAAATGATTGTTCCTGATGATTTTGAATTTAACCCTGAACTTGGACATATTGAGATAACTTCTGTATATAAACCACAGGTTTATGAAGGTTATCGTATAGGTGGTCAACGTTTTGGTATATATCCCGGTGGTGCTAAACCTATTCCTTTCCAATTAGATGATGATGTTAGATTGCAGTATTGTGGACTTCAAGAAGTACTTCCTCAAATGGGAAGATTCTCTATTGTAGAAATACTTACTCCATTTCAAATATTAATAAATATCTTCTCTTATCATAGAGAGATGATGATAGCTAAGAACAAGATGTTTATTCTTGTTGCAGCTAAATCTTTATTTGGAGAAGATGCAGAAGAAGCTATCTATAATATAGCGGCAGAAGGTATATTCCCGTATGATGATGCAGAAGATATTAATAGTACTAAAGCACAATCTATTAAAATGCTTGACGCTAATATATCTGGTTATATTACTGAAATATCTAATCTTATTGAATCTATTAAAGCTAGTGCTCGTGAAATGGTAGATATGACACCACAGCGTTATGGACAGATAGCAACTAGCGCTGGTAAAGGTACAACAGAAGAAGCTATTATTCGTGGTTCAATGGGTACAGTTATTATTAACTATATGTTCGATAAGTTCCGTGAGGACGAATATCTAATAGATTTAAATAATTCCAAATTAGCTTGGATAGACGGATTAGATACTTCTTACTATGATAAGTCAGATAGAAAGCAATATGTCTCTCTTAATGTAAATAATCATACTCTCGGACAATATGTAATCAAAGCTAAAAACTCTGATAGAGAAACAGAGAAGTTTGAACAACTTAAAGAGTGGGCTTTCAATGCTAGTCAAAATGGAGATTTGATGTCTGCTGTTGCTGCTATTACTTCCGGTAATATATCTAGTCTTAAACTAGCTATTAATCGTTATCAAGAGATTCGTCAGAAGAATGAAGAATCACTTAGACAATTAGACCAACAATTAGAAGAAGCTAAGAATAAAGCTGTTCTTGAACAGATAGCTGCTAAAGGAGAACAAGACGCTAGACTAGCAGAAATCAAAGGTTATTATGATTTACTTGCTAAGGGAATGGATACCGAAGCTGCTATGGCTGCTCTAGCTAATCAACCTGCACAAGCTGCTCCACAAGATAATTCTGCTGAACTATCATTGAAACAAGCTGAACTAAATGAAAAGAAACGAGCTAAAGACTTAGATATGATTAACTCTGCTTTAGATAGAGATAATGAACTAAAGATAGCTAAAGAGAATAAGAATAGATATGATAGTCCTAAGTCTAAATCTAGTTCTACTAAGAAGTGAACACTAAGTTATAATTAGCTATATACTATTCTCTATGATTCAGACGTGCCCTACGGAAAGTTCCGTAGGGTTTTTCGTACTCATAGAATCGACGTAGATAGCGTTTCCTTTGCCTCTGTTGCATTTACCCTATCAAATGGATGAACTGTAAAGGAAAGCATTAAAATGCCATGACGGGTCTTAAAATGGCTCATTCTTTTGCCCTGTATCGAACGCAAAATTTCTGCTAATAAGATTAACTCTAGTAATACTTAAATACGAATACGGGCAATTCTAAACCTAATAATAAGGGTATTCAGACTAGTAAGAGTTTGCTTTCTCATATTATTAGATTACATTTGAGTGAAAGTAATAATCAAAACATATTTATTATGGGAACTTTTAGTAGTAATAATAATTTAGATTTAAGTACTGGTAGTATTGATAATAGCGATACTACTAATACTGGAGGTCAAGGTACTGGCTCTGGTGCTAACGGCAATTCTGCCGGACAGGGACAACAAGGTGCTGGACAAGAAGGACAACAAGGACAAGGTGGAAGTGCTGATACTAGTACTGTTGATAATGGAGGTGAAAACCAACAGGGACAACAGGGACAAGGAGAAGGACAGCAAGGAAACTCCTCTACGGGGGAAGAAGTGGTATTATCAGAAGGTGATACTATAAATGTTGATGGTGTAGATTATACTATTGATGCTAACGGTAATGCTCTTGCTGCCGATGGAACTGTATTTCGTACTGCTGCTGAACTTGCTGAACTTATATCTCAAAATGGTTCTGAACCAAGTGTTCTTGAACAATTACAAACTCGTTTCGGTTCTGACTTTAAAGATGAGAATGGTAATCCTATTGTATTCGATAATAATACAGAAGGTATTGCTGCTTATGTTGATACAGTAATTCAGAATAGAATTGCAGAAGCTCAAACTGCTGCTCTTAATAATCTGTTTGAAACTTATCCGCAAGTAGAACAAGTTATTAATCATCTTAAACTTAACGGTACTCTTGACGACTTCGTAGAAATTCCTGATAGAAGTCAGATTACTGTTAGTAAAGATAACGAAGAACAACAAGCTACTTTCATTCGTGAAGAATGGAAACTTAGTGGTAAAAAAGGAGATGTAAATAAATTCATTGACTATTGTAAGAACGCCGGTATTCTTTATGATACTGCTGTTGAATCTAAAGAAGCTGTTGATAGCATTTATGAATCTCGACTTGCTGAACAGAAAGCACAAGTAGAAGCTAAAGAAGCTGCTGCTGCTGCCGAAGAGAAAGCATATTGGGATAATGTAGAAAAGACTATTAGTAAAGGCGAACTATTAGGTTATAGTATTCCTGAACAGATTCAGTGTAACAAAGACGGAAAGAAAGTAATGCTTAGTCGCAAAGACTTCTTGAAGTATGTGTCTACTCCTGTTGACAATGAAGGTAATACAGCCTATATGTTAGACGAAGCTAAAGTTGATTCTAATGCTCGTATGCAGGATGATTTACTTAAAGCATTTCTTAGGTTTACTGGTGGCGATTATGCTAGTCTTGTCGGTATGGCTGTTAATAAGCAGAAAGTTCTATCTATTAGAACTACCGCAGCACAAACTACTGGTAAAAGGACTGTTATTATCAATAGTAAAGGTAATAATTCTAAGACAGTTGATAATGACCAACTAGTCTTGAACTAACTAAATTAAAACAAATATGTACAGATTAAGAGAAGTCGAAAGAGGTAGATATGATGATAGAGGTTACTCTAATGAGCAATCTCTTGCTGCCTTAATGATTCAAAAACCGGAAGAGATTAACAACTTCCTGACTTACACTTATGGTATGGAAGATGACCGATTCCCGCTAACTTTCCTTACAGAAGGACAAGGTGCTGCTGGTGTTCGTGATATTACTACTGTTGAGTGGACTTGGAAGACAATGGGTCGTCAGAGATTCAATGATTATATTGTTTGGTCTGACACTGGTGATACTACTCCTGGTATTGGTGGTAAACCTATTAAGGTTGAGTTTGCTACTGGTCTTATTATTGAACAGTACGGTTTGCTTGCTCCTGATGGTAAGACTGCTGTTCGTGTAATGCGAGACCATGGTGCTGGTAGTCATGGTGGACATCTGTATTCTTTGCAGCTAAAGAATCCTGATAAAAGTGCTTATGTTGACCCTGCTAATCTTGAAAAAGGTAAGTATTGGTGTATGTTAGCTCCGTCTATTCCTGAATCTTATTCTAAGGGTAACAAGACTAATGTAATGGGACCTGGTGTTATGAAATCCCAGCTAGGATTCAAGCGTTATAGCAAGGAAATTGCAGGTAACATTAGTAATGTTATTGTTAGCTATGCTTTCAAGACTAAAGGTGGTGGTACTGACACTCGTTGGATTAACGAAGAAATGCGTCAGTTCGATGTTCAGATGCGTATCTCTAATGAGATTGACTTGTGGACATCTCGTTACAATCGTACTGTTAATGGTACTATTGATATGAAGGATTGGGATAACGACCAACCAATTCCTGAAACTGCTGGTATGTTTGAAATCCTCGAAGAATCTAACTACGATACTTATGGTGAATACTTGCCTCTTAGCAAGCTAAAAAGAACTATTGGTGATGTAGTTGATAAGGATACTGATACTGGTTCTATGGAGATTACTCTATATGCAGGTAAAGGCGGTATCGAAGATTTCGATAAGGCTATCCGTGAAGATGTTAAGTCCGAAGGATTTATTACTCCTCTTGGAGAGAAAATGATTGGTGAAGAAGGTGGTGGTCTTACTTATGGTAAATACTTCCGTAAATATAAAACTATTGACGGACATACTGTTACTTGTATTCATCTTCCTTTCTTGGATAAATCTCCTATTGCTGAAACAGCAAAAGCTAATGGACTTATTCATCCTCGTACTGGTTTGCCTATGACATCTCACAAACTGATGTTCATTGACAACTCTGTATATAACGGAAATCGTAATGTTCGTATGGTACGTATGAAAGGTCAGTCTTACCTTGTTGGTGTATTGAAAGGTCTTACTCCTATTCCACCGTCTTGGGGTTCTGTTCCTAGCAATTCTATATCTACGGATATTGATAAGTCTCAATATGAAGTTAAAATGTCTCGTGGTCTGCAAGTAGATAGACAAGAGAAGATGTTCATGTTGGAGTGCGTACTCTAAGTTAAACAATTAAAATTGAAATTATAATGGAAGGACAAGCACCAAAAGCCGGAACATTCGGCAGTAGTCTAAATAATCCAACTAATAGTCCTAGTGCTACTACACAGGCTAAAGCTCCGGAAACTCCTAGAGAAACCTATGAACAACTTCTTAAAAAAGAAGATGGTTTAGATAGAGACTTCTTAGAAGAAAGATATATTACAATAGCTCTTGCTACTGATATTACTATTAATTCTGTTTATCGTCAAGTTAATGCTAGATATATCGTTGACCGTCACGATAGCATTGGTGGTAGTATTAATTCAGCTAGAATCTTAACTAGCAACTATAAAGAAATGGAAGCGTATATGCCTTCTCTTGTTGGTTGCTCTGTTAATTCACAGGAATATATTACTCGTGTTCAACGTTGGTTCAATAGCATATCTATTCCTGTTGATGGTGAAGGAAAGAAACTTAATTGTTCTTTCCAATGGAATAAGAAAAGAGATTATCTGAACTATAAGATAGATGAAACAGAGATTATCGAAGAATATGATAATGCTGAAAAGTCTAATCCTAAACAGTTGAAGGATGCTATTGCTAAATATGTAACTAAGATTAATGCTCTTGAAGCAACTCGTTATCAATACGGACATCCTATTAAAGTAGATGATTACTTAGCATATCGTCATTGTTTACTTTATCCGATTGTAGCTAAAGACGTAGCTATTATTAGCTTCGACCCTCGTGTTAAATTCTATATTAAAGATGAACAACGAGAAAACAATCGTCTTAAACGTAATCGTATTCAAGCCAACAAAGCAAGACGTAATTATCTTGATGCTATTGATAACGATGCTAAGTTCAAAGCTATTTTCGTATGTTATTCTGCTAGTAACAAACAGGATGTATTATCTAACTTGTTACTCGATAGAACTATCCAAGAAAAGATGCTTGATGACTTTGCAATTAAAGAGCCGGAGAAATTCAACAAACTGTTTAACAATTCACAAATTGAGCTTCAAGCGTTCATTGAAGAAGCTATTGCCAAAGGTGAGCTAGTTCGTTCTGATGTTAATCAAACTGTTCTTACTCCCGAAGGTGGATTTATCGGAGCTAACATGAAAGAAGCGTTGGCTTATTTCAGTAATCCCGAAAATGCTGATTATAAAAGAGCACTTGAAACTAAACTAAAATTATAATAACTATTTATTATGAAAGTAGCAGAGATACATAACGAGTTCATGCTTCTAGCTCAACAAATGGGCATGAAAACTGTGCGAGCAATACTTCCCGAACAGGTAGACGAAATAATCAATTTAGAGACTATCGAATATGTGAAAGATGTTTTCTCTCGTAAAGGTAATCGTGAACTCGATGGTATCTCTGATAACGTTATAAGATTAACAGAACTTAGTCCTCTTCATACTAGTATTAAGATTGAAGCTGAACAAGGAGATATAATGTTTGGTACTGGTTATAAGATAGAGTTAAACGACTATCCAACACCCATGTTCTACACATCTATCTACTCCTTTAAGGGGGATAAGTCTTATCGTTGCAGATTGATAGACTTAGACTTAGTGAGTGAAACGATGAACGATTATCATTCAAAGTCTATTGTTATAAGTCCTATATGTTATAAGACCGAATCTAATATTGAAGTGATTGCAACATTTGAAATAGATAAGTTATTAGTTAATTATATTAAGTATCCTACTCTAATTAGTATTGCAACCGATACTACGAATGAACTATCAGATGTTGCTATGCACGAAGTTATTAAGAGAGCTGTTAATACCTTTAATGCTATCTCTAATAATAATAGTTATGAGAAAGTTTCAAACGAATTATCTAAATTAGAATAAAATGGAAAGACTGTTGTTTGCAGGTAATGTTGCATTAGCTACTACTCCCGCTACTCTAGCTGCTGTTAATGCAGCAGGTATTACAGAGGGTGCTGTTGCTCTTTACGACAACGAAGGTGCAATCATCTCGAAAGCTCTTACTAAGAACATTCCGATGTTTACCTTGTTTGTTGGCGGTGGAGCATTTGCTAATAAGAGCAAGTATACCAATATTGTATCTGATATTGATACTAGACGTTTCTCTTATGTTAAGAGTGTCTATGCTGCCGGAACTAAATTTAGTGCGGAAATTACTGTTCCTACCCCCGTAGAAGGAAAGGATTATACGTTAACTATGGCTAAAGCTCATACTGTTCTTAATGAACGTTATAAGTGGTCGGCTAGTGAGCGTGCTCGTGAAGGTGATACTGCTGCTATTATTGCTAAGAAGTTAAGTACTCAACTTAATTCTCTTGGTAAGAATGAAGGATTTACTGCTAGTGTTGCCGCTGCTAAAATTACCGTAACTGGTACTGATTATGAAGCATGGAATCTGATTGCAGGAGATTCATTGTTTGGAGTAACTATTACTACTACAAAAGCTGTAAAACCAATTAATGATGATGCTGCTCTTAAAGAATTGCAGATTCGTTGTATTGGTGGTGAAGGTATTAATTCTACTAGCAATGATGCTCGTAAGTTATATACTTTGCCGGAGTTCTCTAATGCTGGTGGTTGGACAGTGTTTACACTAACTTTCTATCCACATCGTGACCTTCGTAGTGGTAGTACCGAAAATGTTAAGACTATTATTCATCTTGCTATTCCGACAGGAGCTGCTCAAATAGCTACTCTTGAAACAATATTTGCATCTGTTAATACTTCGGCAGCAGCAGGAGCTTAAAGAAGATATTGTAAATATAACTCGTAGTAGTTTAATAAAGGGGTTGCTATTAATGTTAAAATTAGTAGTAATCCCTTTAATCATAAATAGGGATGAAGGAAATTATCGAATCTGCTCTTAATCAAGGCTTGAGTTCCTTGATAACTATTTCTATTTTCTTACTACTATATAAGTGGTTGGATAATAAGAAAAAGACTGAAAGCGAAAAGTTTGTTAGTTCTATTAGCAATACTCTTGATGAAGTATCTAAGTCATTACTACAAGTCTCAACGTTTATTACTGATATTACAAAGAATATCATAGATAAAGATAAGGACAAATGTAAGATTGCAATAGAAGATTCTATGCTCGCTTCGGCAATGAGATTGACAATGTTCGTTACTAATACTGTTATTAATAACCACATCCATACTAATAAAGATAATATACTTGCTAATATCCATAATATAGTTAATGCAGAGTTTTACAGTGTATTCTCTAGCTTAGCTTTATATAAGATTAATGGAGTAAAGGCTAGTGATAATATGAAAAAGGATTGGATGCCGTCAGTAGAGAAGTCTATAATAGAGATAGTATTTAATGACAATCTTAGTAAAGAAGATAAAATATCTAGTTTTAATAATAAAATAAACTTGAAGTTTCAGTCTTACATAACTTATATAACAAATAATACATTAAAGTAATGGACATAAACTTCGATAATGTAAAAAGCAAATTGGTTGATAGAGGTGTACAAGTTGTACACCTCTCCAACATTGGATTCGTTCTTACTAATGAAGATATATGTAGATATAATGCTATGGTTATTCTTAGTAATATGTCTAATGTAGAATCTAAACTTAGTGAAGAACAACAGCAAAATCTAATTGCAATGTATAATGAATTAATAGTAATGCAATGAGAAAGAACGAAAATGGAATGTATACTTATCTTGATGTTCCAAGTAAGTATAATTGTGTTTATAAAAAACTACTTATTAAGTTAAGTGATTTAGGGGTAGATATGATTAAAGATTGTACTTCTACTTGTAAAGGTATCAATCGTCAAGTAATTAATTGTTGGAATATGCTTCAATCTGCTTGTGCAGCTTATACTCTAGGGTATTGGAAGCAAGCAGATTTACTTATTAATTACATTAATAGTTCTCTACAATTCGGTTGTGATGAATATACTACTGATGAGAAACCAGTATTTATGATATTTGAACTAAATATACCTATTACTATAACTGGTTCTCAACAGATAAAATATAATGAAGCTACGTTTGTTATCGCTAATAAAGAATATGTAGTTAAAGATACTCTTACTATATATCAAGTTATTAACGAAAGAGAGAATATTATAGCTTCGGGATTATCTATTGATAGTCCGGCTAAGTTTAATGAACTAACGCTTAACGCTCAAGTAGGACAAGTTTATATATTTAGAGCTAGTGTAGAAGGAGAAGACGGTGAAACATATTATTCTAATGACTTTATTGTAGAATGTAAGTCTGTTCCTAAAATGAACGTTATGTATTACGGACATACGGATATTGCTCCGCAAGTATTTGATAAAATGTCTATTAATGATATTATGGGTATTGAAGGTAACACTCCTAGAACTATTACAGGAGATAAGAATAATACATTTACTATTCATCAAGAAAAGAAGATTCATTATCTTCTTATACCTGATACACTTATGACGCTTGTTAAAGCTGAATATGGTACTACTCTTGTTACTACTCTTTGGGACGGTTCAGACGGTGCTTATAAGACTAATAATCCTGGTGGTACTGTTGACGATATACATTATAAAGTATTCTTCTTATATTCTCCTTCTGTATTTGATGATGCTATTCGTATAACCTGTAAAAACAAGTAATATGAGAAAAGGAATAAGTATAGGTCAACCTATTGTTAATAACAGCGTAGATGATAACTATAATCCTCTACCTGATGTTGATGCTAAGTATGGACCTTATAATAGTATTGTAGAAGCTCTGAAAGAATTGTCTCCTGAATTACGTTCGGTAGGTCTTACGGTAGGTATTAAACAAAATAATATTATTAATGAGTATTGGTTTAATGGAGGTATTGAAAACGAGAATCTTGTAATTAAGCAACAAGGTGGTGGAGATAAACCAGTTCAAACTGTTTATATACAAGACAATCCTCCTGCTAATACAAATTCTCTTTGGGTAGATACTTCTGGATTAGGGGCAGCTTTTGAAGAAGATGAAAAGCTAGCTCCTATAATTCAATCTATTCAAGTGATACAAAAGTATCTTGATACTATTGTCCATCAGAGAGATTTAATTATAAATCCCGGTCATGTTAGTAATACTTTTACTAACTCTGTATTAAAAGAATATACTCCTATTGACCCTAATACAGAACAATTAGCAATTAGAGTTGCTGCTGTTGGTGAAAGTCTTGAACCTGAAACAGATGAATATGAACCAAATACTAAAGCGGTTCGTGGGCATTATGGTACTCTTAAAGAAATCCAAGATAATTTTAATAATTTTGTAGATTACGAACTTCTAATTGCTACTGATGTAAAACGTTTATATACCAAGATTAATGGAGAACCTGCTAATCTTACTGGTACTAGTTCAGGCGGTGGCGGTAGTATTAATTATGAAGCATTGGATAAATTAGATACTATTGGCTTCGTTGCTCCTAATGGACAAGTATATCGTGTTAAAGTTAATAACAACGGACAACTAGTAGTATATAAGAAAGAATTAGATACACCACAAGCAGAACCTACTGGTGGACAAGAAGAACCTGGAACTGGTTGGGTATATGTAACTACTCTATATCTACAAAAGTTATATATTAACTCTTTGTATTGTGGCGGTATTACTAGTGACGAATATAGTTATAATCCATGCTCTCATAACTTCGTTGAACTTAGTAATCTTACAGGTAAAGATGTGTCTCTTAATGGACTATCATTACAGTATGGTACAGAAGGTGGAAATTGGCAAGTACTCCCTTTATGGGGGAATATCAAAGCAGGTTCGACATTCTTAATTAGAGGTGCTCAATGTTCAGTAATGAATGTTAATACTACTCGTATTAAAGTTGAGACTTATGATATGGAATGGTATGCTAGTGATGGTAATCTTATTAAGTTTGATAATAAGAAAGCTAAGTTCTTTTTAACTTGGGGAACATCACCTAGTTCTGTTGCGAATCCTTATAATAACACGACTTCCCCCATAAGGGTATCTAAAGGTTATATTGATTTAGTTGGACTTCAAATCTTAAATGCTGGTGATGCTGATAAAGTTGATGCTGCTGAAAATACTGCTTATGGTTATCTTACTAGTAAGTATTTATTTACTAAGTACTATACTATGGACAATGTTAAGCAAGCTACTAAAGCTCTTAGTGCTAGAAATAACGCTAATGATATGTACTTTGTTAATCTCGAAGAAAACATAATACCTAGAATAGATTCTTATACTCCACGTGCTAGCTTTGAGAACAAGAATATATTCTTTAATAAGACTTTACTAGACCATACTAAACCTAATAAGGTTACTATGACTTTAGGACGTAAGGCTTGTTATACTTTTAATGAATCTAATGAACCTAATGATGATGCTAGTAGATGTTTCAATTGGGTGTCAGTAGGTTACTATGATGAATATTTATGGTATCGTGCATATAGAAGTGACAATAGTTATACTAATTGGACTAAAGTAGAATCATTTAAAAATGAGACTGGTGTTCGTAAATATTATAATCGTATTCGTGCAATAACTACTGATGGTACTCCTTTTACTACTCATAAAGTAATACTTACTCATTTAGGAGAACAGTATGATACTCATACAGGAGATAAAAATATTTATTACGAATATTATGTAGGTAGAGACGAAACTTATAAGAGCGATGTTCGTAGATTTGTAGTTATGAGTGAAAATGCAGGAAGCGAAGTTCTTAACTTTGTTCAGACTTCCGACCAACAAGGCTTTAATTGGGATGAATATAATGTATGGAGAATAACTGCCGACCAAATAAAGAAGGACTTTAATAGATATGAAACTAGTAACATATCTGTGTGCTACTTTATGATTAATACTGGCGATATGACACAGAATGGTAATCGTATTAATGAATGGTTAGATTATGAAGCAGGAAGAGAACCACTATACGATATTGCTGAAATGGTAACTGTTGGTAACAATGATTTAACTCCGGCTAATGTATATGTTCTTGGCGATGGTGGCGATAATTCTAAGATTAATGCTACTAATATTAGATTCTTCTATTGTTACGAAATGGATGAAGATAATCCGCCAGTATTTACTGTTGAAGATAAAGAGATATTTGTCGAATCATTATATTCTTTTGATGTTGGACATAATCATTTCTTATGTGTTAATAGTGAGATAAGTGCCAATACTGAAAGAGATGTTTACGGACTTACTACTACTGGTGTAATGTATGATTTAATAAGACAATGGTGTGAAAGAGATGATGCTAATGCAACTAATGCTAAAGCTAAGATAGCTTATTGTCATGAAATGCCTTTTACTATTATTACTCAAAATCTTATTAATTCATTTTATTGGAATAATGAAGAAAACACTAGTGTTGAGAGAAGTGGTAGTAGATTGAATTTCAATACCACTAAAGCTAACGCTTATTGGTTCTCAAAGTTCTTACAGACCCACAATTACCGTTTATGTCTTGGTGGACACAAACATACTTACAGTTGCAGTTATCCGATTTTAGAGAACGAAAACAGCTCTATGAAGCCTATCATACAGGTCACTGCGGACGTTTTAAAGAAGGATTTTAATTCTGATGAATTATATACGGAAACTGCCGAAGGTGCGTTAAAAGGACAATCTTTCCCTAAATCTTGGGAAAATAATACTAACTTTGATATGCTGAAACACTTGTGTACATTTCAATTAGTAGATGAAATAACTGCTCCTGTATATCTTATGTGTCAGGCTAGTGGATATAAACATACTAGTAATAAAGAACTTCCTAGTCCTAATATTCCGTGGTTAAGGTATTTCTTTCCTGCTAGTATTACTATTAATAGTAGAGACGATGTTACGGCTAAAGTTAATGCAGGTCAACGTTATCCTTTCTATATTAAGTATTTCTTAAAGCTAGGCAAGGTAGATGATTTACATTATTACCCTAATTTACAAGCTACTGTTAAGAAGCTATCTAATGTATTTAATAATTCCGGTAAGTATAATGTTAATCTTCAAGGATTAAATCCAGCTTATGGAGTTATTGGTGGTAATGGAGAAACTAATAATGGTAATGATATAATTAACGTGAAATTTCCAACTTATAATATTAGTTGATTATGGCAGATAATATTAAAAGGTATAATCCTAAAACTGGTAATTGGGATATAAGTTCTTCTGGAAAAGCTACTGGTATTGTTGTCGAAGACCCTCGTCTTATCGACCCTGAAGTAGCAGAAGAAGGTGTTACTGGTGAAAGTCTTAATGATGTTCTTGTTCGTCATGAAAAAGAATTAAAGAAACATGGTGGATATATTGCTTGGCTTGCCGAACATGGTGGTGGAGGAAGCGGTGGCGGTGGTGGAACTACTGGCGATAAGATTACTCTTACTAACGGTAATATAGTAAAAGAAGGTAATATTAATTATCTTTATTCTACTGTTACTACTAATATTAAGTTAGAGTATCTTATTACTTCTAGTAAGAATAATAAGAGATATTTTATTACTGTTACTCTTGATGGTAATAATATTATCGAAGGAAAAGAAGGTTGGACTAATACTCCCGGAGTTCTTACTATTCCACAGTTAAATAAATTCTCTGCTAATAGTAATCACTCTGTTGTGATTACAGCTAACGATACAGATGGATTTTCTGCTGAATCTTATCTACTTAATATAGTAGAAGCTAGTATTAAACTTACTAGTACTGTATCAGGTAATACTGCTACTGTTGGTCTTGATTACTTCTTTACTTATAGTATTACTAGTAAAATTATTGGTTCAGATGTTAATCTTGTTGTAACAAATGTAACTAATGGTGCTACTAAAACTATTGAATTAGGTAAGACAACTTCTACTGCTCCTAAACAAGTTAATGTTAACTTATGGGAACTAGGTAATATTATAGCAGGTAGTTCTTATACTATACAAGCACAAGCATTTACTTCAATGAATGAAGCTACTGTTCAATCTGATAAAGTAACAAATCGTGTAGTTGTAGAAAATGGTGTTAATCTTGTTGTTCTAGTAGAAGGTATTACTAGTAAAGCAGAAGTAGATGCCGGAGTTGAGAGAACTAAGTTCTCTCAAAGCGGTAATGTATCTTTTGCATTTACTCCATATCTTGCAGGAGTTAGTCTTATTTATTATGCAGTTAGAATCGAACATAATGGTATTACTAAAGATATAGGTTACTTCGATGAAGGAAACTATAATGATAATCAATATGTTCAGCGTGGTAAACAACAAGTATTTAGTTACGCTATTCCAACAGAAGGAGATGTTATTGGTAATTGGAATATTACACTTCGTTGTTGGTCTGAAAAAGGAGACCCTGTAACTGATACAATTCTTGCTTGTGAAGTAGTATCTAATTCCCAAGCTCTTATTGCAGACCAAAATCCTAATAATAGTAGGTATGCTAGTTGGCACGTTCGTCAAGAAAGTTTCCCTCAAGTATCTACTACTAAAGTTTGGACTAGTAATGAACCAACATTTACTGCGCCTGGTTCTATTACTCCTAGTGGTGCTGTAACCAATCTTAATGTATATAATACAAACGGAGTACTATCAGGATTCTTAACAGAGAACGGACAATCTATGTTACGTATATCAGGAGAAGCTTATGGTATTATTGATGTACAACCATTTAAAGATGATATAACAACTCTTAATAACTGGTCTAGACAAGGGTTTGGATTATCATGTACATTCAAGTCAGATATTCATCCGTTCTCAAATAGAACAATCTTCTTTATAGGGGATTACAATACTGACGAACAATTCTCTGAAGGTATTAAAGTAGGTCTTGAAGATATTGTTTGGTCTTATACAGATGGTAACATTAAAGAAACTATTAGTTGTAAGATACAACAGAATGTTATTAATACTGTTGATTTTATAGTTAATAAGAATCAAGGAAAGATGATTGTCGGTATCTTTATCAATGGTATACTTAATGCTGCTCGTGAAATAAAGACTGACTTTACTTGGAAGACTAATTCTAAGATATATCTTGGTTGCGATATTAGTAATTCAGGACAGATTCAAAACTTTGCTGATGTTAACTTCTATGATATTAAGTTGTTCCGTGTTCCTGCTAATGATAAAGAAATTGTTATTAATGCAATGAACTCTAAAGCTAGAGCAACTCTTTTATCTGATGGTAGTGTAGATTTTACTGAATACAATAGAATGAAGTTAAAGAACTTCTTCTCTACTTCTGATTCAGAACCTCATTCTACTCTATGGGACGATATTAACCAAACGTATGCTAGTGTCAATTTCAACAGTCTTATCTCTGATACTACTAGAGTATTACCAGTTGATATAATGTTGATTAATTGCGCTAATACTGGTTTTACTCGTGCTATATTTGAAGAAATCGGAGGTCAGAATAATAATTGGTATAGTGGTTGTACTATGAGTTACTTTAGTCCAACTTCGGGAAAGTCTAGCTCTGAATATACTACTGATGTTTCTGTTTCTAAGCAAGGTACTTCTACTTTGAACAACCTTATTAAGAACTTAGAGATAAGATTCGATAAGATGCTTAAAGATGATGATGGTGGTAATCTTGATTACGAGTTATTCCAACCTAGAGAAACATGGTTTCCTGAAAGACAATTTACACTTAAAGCTGACGTTGTTGACAGTGCTCATGCTAATAATGCTTCTATTGGTAAATGGATTAATGATAACTCGGATTTCTTATTCGAGAAAACTCCGCCTATGGAGCAACTTGAATCTCATCGTCCAGTAGATACTCGTGATAGAACTGTAAAAGATAAGGTCACTATTAAACAAACTCTTGAAGGTTTTCCTATAATACTTCTTATTCAGTTTGATGGAGAAGAAACTCAAACTATGCTTGGTATATATAGTTTTAACTTAGGTCGTGGAGCTTATTATAATATGGGATTCCGATTTATGAAAGACTTTACTACTAAGATAAAGAATACAGCAGGTGAGTATGTTGATAATAAACTTCCTGCTTTTGTTACTTCTTATCATACTTATGCACAAGATGAACTATTCGGAAACATAGACCAAAGAAAAGTTTATTCTTATGAGTTTGGAGAAAATGCAAATATAATTGTAGACGGTGATAAGATATTGCCGTTAGCTTTGTTTATGCAAGATGACTTATCTATTATAAAGCATGTAGGTGAGTTTAAATATAATGGTGGTAATTGGCTAGAACCTAGTACACCTGTTACTGACGATAATGTTTGGAGAGCATTACAAGAGTTATTCTCTATCTTTGCTCAAATGACTTCATCAACAGTTAAGAAATACATTTGGAATGAGACTTCCGGCGGTTATGAAGAAACTGCTGGTGAATATCCTGCACAGTCTAGTTGGTCTACACTTGCTGCTGAACTAGATACTAAGTTCTCGATTAAGAACGCTTACTCTTATTTATTGACGTGTGTAAAGTATGGACTTGTAGATTCATTAGGTAAGAACTTAACTTTAGTTTGTTATAATGTTGGTGGGACTAATAAGTGGTTTATTAGATTCTATGATATGGATACTGCTAATGGTCTTGATAACGTAGCTCTTGAATCTGTTGCTAAAACTGCTTGGTTAGATACATTTAGTAATAATGATAAGAATGATGTTAACTCATTAGTTATTACTAAAAACGCTGCCGATGGTGGATATGATACTTATAGTTCTCGTATGTGGGATGTATTAAGAGATACTATTTTTGCCAATACTGGAGTATTCGATAGTTCTCTTGAAACTCTTTGGGACTTATGGAGAAATAATGCTACTATTTGTAAAGATATTAATGATTATATAGATAATTATTTTGCTGCTCAAACTAAAGATTGTGGAGAACTTTTATTTAATTATGATTATAATGTTAAATATCTTACTGCTTACGTTGGTGAATCAGGCGGACAACCTTCTTATGCTAATATTGAGTTTCTACATGGTACTCGTGTTGAGTATGTTAGAGACTGGATGAAGAAGAGAGTTTGGTTCTTTGATGGAGTATTTAAGTATAGTAATGCTGCTAATATCCAACCTTATAATAATAAGGGTACATTCTCCGCAGGTGGTGCAGAAGCTACTAATCCTAAACTTATTATTACATCTAATTGTCCTGCAATATTTGTAGTTAATATTGGCAATACTACCGATACTAGATATTTCTTAGAAGAAGGTAAGCCTACTGAAATCAGATTATCTCCTATTAGTTCTTTCAATACGCAGATTACTATTAATAATACTCTTCAAATTAATGATATTGAAGGATTAGGCGGAATGAGATTCCAACGATTTATGTCTACTATGAAACTTCCTAGTTTCTCTA